ATCCATCCCGAAGAAGTCGAGCCCGTCGAAGCCCGCAGCCGTAAACGGCTTGCGCAGCGCATAGACCAGTGAATAGGAGAGCAAAGCCGCTCCACCCGCCCAAAGGATGAACAAGGCATCAGCCAGTCTCTTGCTCTGTATTATCTGTTTTTTCTCACCGTTGAACATAGTGTGTCGTTTAAGTTCGTTCTTGATTTCGGCGGCAAAGATAGAGGCGGGTGCTGACAGCAAAAATGAATTTCCATTATTAATAAACTTCATGAGATGCTCCACTCGGCGCAGGAAGTGTACAATTACAGCGGCATCTACATCAGTTACAGCCTCTCTTCCTCCTCCAATGCCTTAAAAGTGGAGCCTTACCTGATAACCCCTGCCGACAGCAACGACCATGTCAAAGTGGTGCACATGAGCGCCTACAACACCACCCACTTCGGCACTGCTGTCTTCAACAACCACCAGAATGCCTATATCTTCTTCAACGAACGCGAGGCACCCCAACTGGCCTTGTTCACCATCTACCTGCAACTACCCATGTACGACTTTCCCCACCTGCTCAAAGGGCTCTACCTCTGCCTGGACTACAACCGCAACCCCATAGCCCGCCGCATCCTCTTCATCAAACACTCGGACAGCACCTCCATGGACGACTTCCTGGAACTGAAAGGCCAGCTCATCCCCCAAGACCAGCTGACCGACGAGCAACGCCCCTACTACAACTACACCTGCCAGCCGGGCGACTTCATCAAAACCTGCTCCGTCCCCTCTCCCCTGCTGAACGAGAAAGACCTGGAACGGGAGAAGCGGATGCTGGAAATCTAAGACAGCCCGGACAGTCCGGGAATTTTCACTTTGCAACCAAGTTGCATCTCCTTTCCGCTACCTTTGCAGCAGAAAATAGAAAATAGGAGGAAACAATATGAGTTGCAAATGCTGCTGCACACACGGACATACAGCGATACAAGAAAAAAGAAACAGTCTGCTGAAAGATTATTGGAGAATCATCCTCTCCGCCCTATTGCTCTTCGGAGGGCTCATCCTGAATGCTACTGACACCACCTTCTTCAAGGGAGAGTATGTACCTTTTATATGGTACTTGCTTGCCTATCTCCCCGTAGGCCTCCCGGTGATGAGGGAAGCCTGGGAAAGCATCCTGCAAAAGGACGTGTTCAGCGAATTCACCCTTATGTCCATCGCCACCCTCGGCGCCTTCTATATAGGCGAATATCCCGAAGGCGTTGCCGTCATGCTCTTCTACTCCTTGGGAGAGCTCTTTCAGGACAAAGCCGTAGACAAAGCCAAGCGTAACATCAGCGCCCTGCTCGACGTACGTCCCGAAACGGCAACGGTCATCAGAAACGGCAGTACACTTGTCGAAGCTCCCCAACGTGTGCAGGTAGGCGAAACCATCGAAGTAAAAGCCGGAGAGCGCGTCCCCCTGGACGGAACGATGCTGGACGAAGTTGCCGCCTTCAACACCTCCGCACTGACGGGAGAAAGTGTTCCCCGCAACATCCGCCAGGGCGGGGAAGTGCTTGCCGGAATGATTGCGACCGACAAAGTCGTACGCATCCAAGTCACCAAACCCTTCGAGAAAAGTGCTCTTTCCCGTATATTGGAACTGGTGCAGAATGCCTCCGAGCGCAAAGCGCCGGCAGAACTTTTCATCCGTAAGTTTGCCCGTATCTATACGCCCGCCGTCACCGGACTGGCGGCATTGATTGTACTGCTCCCCTTCCTCTATTCGCTGGCAGATGCACAATTCTCGTTCATCTTCAATGACTGGCTATACAGGGCATTGGTCTTTCTGGTTATCTCCTGCCCGTGCGCCCTCGTCGTAAGCATTCCGTTAGGCTACTTCGGAGGAATCGGCGCCGCCTCCCGCCTGGGTGTCCTCTTCAAAGGTGGCAACTACCTTGATGCCATCACCCAAGTCAACACGGTGGTATTCGACAAGACGGGTACGCTGACCAAAGGTACCTTCGATGTACAATCCTGCCAGGCACAACCGGGAGTTACGGAAGAGAAGTTGATACAGCTTGCCGCCTCGGCAGAGCGAAACAGTACGCACCCCATAGCCAAAGCCATCATAAGCTATGCCAAACAAAGAGATATAGAGCTGATTGCCACAACGGACGTTACGGAGATTGCCGGCCACGGACTGCAAGCCACTATGGATGGAACGCGTGTCCTGGTGGGCAACACCCGCCTGCTGACTAAGTTCGGGATAGAATATCCCGATGAATTGTCATCAATTGTCGATACGATTGTGGCCTGCGCCATCGGAACAAAATATGCCGGTTATCTGTTGCTATCAGACACATTAAAGGAAGATGCCGTCAACGCCGTCAAAGAATTAAAAGCTTTAAATATCAATAATATTCAGATATTATCGGGAGACAAACAAGCCATTGTTACTAACTTTGCAGAAAAGCTAGGCATCACCCAGGCATACGGAGACCTGCTGCCGGACGGAAAGGTGAAGCACATCGAGGCACTCCGCAGCAACCCTGCCAACCGGATAGCCTTTGTGGGCGACGGCATCAATGATGCCCCGGTTCTTGCCCTTAGTCATGTGGGCATCGCCATGGGCGGACTTGGCAGCGATGCCGCCATCGAAACCGCCGATGTAGTGATACAGACAGACCAGCCTTCGAGAGTGGCCACCGCCATTCATGCGGGCAGGCAAACCCGCCGGATTGTCTGGCAGAACATCTCGCTGGCTTTCGGAGTGAAGCTGCTTGTCCTCATCCTCGGTGCCGGTGGAATCGCCACACTTTGGGAAGCTGTCTTTGCCGACGTAGGCGTCGCCCTCATTGCGATAGTGAACGCCATACGCATACAAAAACTTATTAAATAGAAAAAATGGAAGAAAAGAAATATTTGGACCTATTGGCCAAAAGGGACATACAGCCCACTGCCATCCGCATCCTGGTATTGCGCACCATGATGCAGGCAGGCCGTTCCGTCTCATTGCTCGACCTTGAAACCATGCTGGATACGGTGGACAAATCCACCATCTTCCGTACCCTTACCCTATTCCTCTCCCATCATCTGATACACAGTATAGATGACGGGACGGGTTCCTTCAAGTATGCCGTGTGCAGCGACAGTTGCTCTTGCGACGTAAGCGACCTGCACACCCATTTCCATTGCGAGAAATGCAACAAAACCTTCTGCTTCACCAACATTCCCACTCCGGTGGTGAAGCTGCCTCAAGGATTTACACTGAACAGCATCAACTATGTACTGAAAGGCATTTGTCCGGACTGTGCAGCAGAAGTCAACCGGGAGGCTTAGTTAAAAAATAAAAATCCATGCAGTCATTCATGTTCTTCTCTATCCTTAAGAAATAACATTGAGACAAACACATGGATACAAAAGCTCTTGTCACTTTATGCCAGAAGGGAAACGGGCAGGCCTTGAGCCTGCTCTACGAAAACTATTCAGAGAAAATGCTGAAAGTATGCCTACGCTATATTCCCGACCCAACGATAGCCCAAGATCTTCTTCACGACGGTTTTGTCATCATATTCACTTCCATTCATTCGCTGCGCAACCCGGAGAAACTGGAATACTGGATGAAAAAGATTATGAGAAACCTGGCACTGCAATACCTCAACCATGCCAATGCCAACCCCCACCATCCCATTGACAGATATTCCGGAAGAGGAAGAGCCTGCTGAAAATCCTTTTTGTCCGGATTTCATTTCGTACGATAAGATGCTGGATATAGTGGAGAGCCTTCCGGAAGGCTACTGCAAGGTATTTAAACTGGCAGTACTGGAAGGATTGTCCCACAAAGAAATCGGAGATTTACTGGGTATAGCGCCACACTCCTCTTCCTCCCAATTGTTCCGGGCGAAAATTTTACTTAAAAAGATGCTGGCAGGATACCGTGTATTCATTGTTTTGACAGTATTGCTTCTCTTTCCAACGCTGTATGACTATCTGTACAGAGAGAAAAAGAGTATCAGGGAAAACCGTTTGTCCAAAGTTTCTTCCAGGCAAGCCGGGAGTACGCAACAAACAAAGAAAACCGATACTCCCCGAACCGACGAACAATGCTATACCAAAGAAAATCTGAACAAAAGGGAACGAATCATCCCTCCCGTTCCAGTTTCCACAGAATGGCCCCTTGCCATACCCACAATGAAAGATAGTATCCACAAATATCCCATACCTTCTCCATTCACCGGACAGACCATCACCAACCGACAGATGGCTTTCGTCTTCTCCCCTTCCCTGATGCCGCCAACCCGCAAGAAGAAATCCGGAAAATGGAAGTTGATGCTGGCAGGTTCACTCGGACCGCAACTGGCACAGAACTTATATAAGCTGATTGCCACTCCACATACCGACGGCATTTCAAGTGACTTCCCTCAACAAGTCAGCACGTGGGAAGAGTATTATTCTTATCTGCACACCCGCTATCAGCAGGGTACTCTGGGAAAAGATTCCATCGGACTCATGCAGATTGCCCAGAATAACAGCGGCAGGATTGTTGAGAACCAGCAACATCATGCCCCCATCGTCGTGGGACTCTCTCTCAGCAAGAAATTGAATGAGCGTTGGAGTCTGGAAACCGGATTGCAATATACGCTTCTCAGGTCGGAGTTCACTACCGGCGAAGCATTCCGCATTCAAGACAACCAGAAGTTGCATTATATCGGCATTCCTCTCCGGCTTTCCTACCGTTTCTGGCATTACAAACGTTTCTCCGGTTATGCCACGGCAGGCATGCAGGTGGATATCCCCATAAAAGGGACACTCCAAAGCTTCCATGTCACGGACAGTATTCCACACAAGCTCGGCAGTCATCCGGTAAGTGCTCCCTGGCAGTGGTCGGTCAACACAAGTATAGGCATACAATATCACCTCACACCCCAGGCAGGCATCTATCTGGAGCCGACTGTAAACTATTACATCCCCGACGGCAGCCAACTGCGCACCATCCGAAAGGAACACCCGTTCATATTCACCCTCCCGGTAGGCCTCCGCATTTCCTGGTAAAAAAACGATGCGCCACGCAGTCTTTTACCCGACTGATTATCTATTTATATGGATAATCAAACTCAAGAAGGAACAAAGAACATGCAGAAACGACATACCGACCGGGAAAGCTACTTTGATGAACAGTCACAGACCAGCAAGAACTATTATATCCCCTACATAAAGGAAGTCATCGGACACATCCCCGATAAAGTGCTGGAAGTGGGCTGTGGAGAGGGAGGCAATCTGCTTCCCTTTGCCAAAGCCGGTTGCCGGGTGATGGGCGTAGACATTGATGCCATGCGAATAGAGCAAGCCAGGACCTTCTTCACCCAAAGGCATCAGCAGGGACAGTTCATTTCCACCGACATTTTCCAGCTTGAGGACAAGGCTACGAATTTTCCCCTGATTCTTCTACACGATGTGATAGAGCATATCAGAGACAAAGAACGGTTCCTCTCCGGCCTACAAAAACATTTGTCTGCCGACGGAGCTGTATTTGTAGGATTTCCCGCCTGGCAAATGCCATTCGGAGGCCACCAGCAGATAGCACACAGCCACATTGTTTCACATTTCCCTTTTCTCCACCTCCTTCCCCGCACTTTATACAGATGGATATTAAGACTATGCGGTGAGCAGGAACGCGTAATCACGGAGCTACTGGATATAAAGAGCACCGGATGCACCATCGAACTGTTCAATCGCATCGCCCGGCAAGCCAACTATCAAATCATTGACCGGAGACTGTACCTTATAAACCCACATTATAAAATCAAATTCGGCTTGTCCCCACGAAGGCTCAACGGAGTTATTGCTGCTATCCCGTACATAAGAAACTTCTTTTGTACAAGTTGCTTTTACATATTAAAGAAAGGGACTAAAACTGTTAATCACTACTGATTTCCCAGCTTTAGAATTGATTCCGAACCATCAATTTAAGATTATATATTCAGAAGAAACCATTAAATTTTTGAATAGCTCTGATGAAAGAGGGGGTGTAGAAACCCTCATAAACTAAAAAATCACCCTCGCTGCAGATGGTTGTAGCGAAGGTGATTTCAATAAAAGGGGAACTTGCACTTCCTCCCTTTTAATGTTTTTACATCGTTACTTGGTTCATTACAGCCTCGTCAGGTGTCGTTCCTATTTCATCGGCAAATAATATGTGGGTGATAGACCCTCTCGGGGTCGGAGTTTCGATTTTAATTCTTTGACCTTGGTACATCTCCGGAATATCCACCAGCTTACATCTATGGGCTTCGTTATTGCCAAAACTGACATAATAATCTTCCCCTATTACCAGCTTTACAGGTTTACGTTGAGAGAAATGAGTCGGACAAACAGAGCTATCCACTTTTATATCTATCACAAAACCAAGAGCGGATGTTACCTTAGATAGTATATCAATGCTCACATTATAAGCCCCTTTCTCTATCTTGGCTATATTAACACGATTAACACCACAAAGATTAGCCAATTCCTCTTGGGTCATATTTCTCTTCTTGCGAAGAATGGCTAACCGACTACCAATCCGTTCACGTTCTTTCAAAATCTTCTCTGTACATTTTCCTTCGTGAATTTTCATAAATCTGTTGCAGAATTTAAAGTGTTGCCCCCACTTCTAATAGTTATTGATTTTTGAACAGACAAAAGTAGATATTAATTTTAAATTGTAGCACATTTACTACAACCGTTTTCTAAATGAATATAAAAGGTAGGGGGAGTAGAAGAAAAGAGAAAGCCCCTGAATTACTGGAATTCAAGGACTTACAAACTTCTTTTTACTATATCCGTGGAGCTGGAGGGAGGGGATACACACTCCATATCTACTTAAATAACAACTACTTACATATCTGTATATTTGTCTATTTGCCTATTTCTGTCTATTTCTGTCTATTTTCTCTTATATTTTAAAGGTTATTTATTCATTAATATTTGGATTGTTCTTTCTTTCTCAGTTATGATTTTATCCTTTTCTTCTAAAAGGGCTTTCATGTGTTCAAGCTCTTTCTGACATTCACTTAAAGTTATATTTCCTGATACCTTGTTTCCATTACCTTTGACTTGATGACCTATATTAATTCCAGAAGAGTTTATATCTCTATCAAAAAAGAAATCTATTGGTACCTTGAAAAAATCAGCCAGTGCTTCTACATAAGTAACCTTAGGCGCATGAACTCCATTTATAATATCATCAAGTCCTTTCTTAGATATACCTATATGGGTAAATAGGCTTACTTTAGTAAGTCCTCTTTCTTCAAGCAATTTATGTATTTTCAAGCCATTAAACATGTTTTATTGTTTAGATAAAGTATAAATAAGTAATCGTTATCACAAATATAGGATAGAAAACTTGCCTAATAGAATAGTTTTCTACACCTTTGCAGTATAAATATAAGACTAAAAAATATACTAATAATGGAAAAAGGACAAAATCTTAGTAAAATGGTATTTAAAGACCAGTATGATGCGTTGGGCGAACAAGAAAAAAAAGAATTCAAAAAGGCATTTTTGGAAAAGAGTGGTATATCGTATCCTTCTTTTTATGTAAAGCTACGCAACAATACTTTTAAGCCATTAGAGGAAAAATGCTTTAATGAGCTAATGACTCAGTACAGCTCCTTCATTCCCTTCGAAGAATTAACAGGACGATGTTATAGTCAAAACTAATATATCAATCATTTCTAAACGTCATGTTGCAAAACATCGAGTTCTACAACACTCCTGAAGGTGATATTATGATGAAGGAGTTCGGGCAGTCGGCGGTGGTTCTTAAGGACACCGACCGCCCAACTATTGAACACATGCTTGCCATTATCCGGGATCGATACCCCAAGGCACATGCCCGGCTGATGCAACTCTACTCCAGCAGCACGATGAACCGGTGGCATTATGAATTCCGGGTAGTTCATCGTTTCATCCGATGCAATTTCGGAGAGTATGACCAGTACAATCTTGACATTAACAAGGATGGACAGTTTGTATTCGAGGAGGTCAAATGCCCGTTACGGGGTGAATGTGAACATGAAGGGGTGATATGCAGACCGGAGCTTGATACAGCACTGACCGATCGCGAGATGGATGTATTCCGGCTCATTGCCTCTAACTGCCAAACAGATGAAATTGCGGCAGAGCTGCATATCTCGCCTTGTACGGTTAACCGCCATCGGGAGAATATCAAGGCAAAAATCAAGGTTCGTAATGTGGGTGAGATGATTTCCTACTGGCATCGGAATCAAATGAAATAAGCCCACCGTGAGGTGTGCCATCTGTGTTTAATGTGTATTCTATGGCTGTGACGGTCTGCGAAGATAGTCCGGCCCCTCATACTACATTCAAATGGTAGCGGTATACTTAAGATTTGCTGCGACTGGGGTTCGATTCCCCTATATGAGACGACGATTTACTAACTTAATAAACAGAATATATGAATAATAACAAAGGTTTTTCTTCCATTTCCACTCCTGACGGACAGTTCAGGATGTGGATTCCACGTCCGACGGCTTCGGGCAGAGCAATATGCAACTGTGGATTTGCACTCAAGAGTCATCTTCCTTTCGTCGATGCCGTTGATGCGCTGGACTACCTGCAGGTAGACGAAGTTCGGCAGATAGACCAGGACTTTAGTATCCTTGTTATTTCATTTCTCGATGCACCGCATGAGTGCATGCTGAAGATGATAGAAGATATCCCCGAACTTATGGAGCAATACTTGGTAAATACATAAAATCTGAATGCTATGAGATACTTTATAGACAACATCAAGACTTATGCCAATGTCAACAAAAAAGACAGGGCATTACAGATATACGTGCAACAGTTTGACCGACATCTGATTGCTGACGAATGTTCTCTGGATGCACTGAAGTGTGACATCGAGCACCAGATTAAGGTTATGAATGAGAAATACCTACGCAGCCGTCCGGTTCGACTTGATGTATTTGAGAGCGGTAAGGACGGGCAGTGGACTATTCTTGTGGAGCATGACAGTGACAGTATTGTCTGTATCATATCCTATGAAAAGGTGATGGGCTGTTATGCTTTGGCAGATAAGATAGATGAATTCGCAAAAATAGGACAGTGATGAGTAATGTGATTGTTTTTTTATGGACATCTCTGATTGCATTGGTGGCCGCCTTGATACTATGTGTTTGGGCAATGCGGAAAGCATCCGGACCTTACCGAATTCTCTTTCTCTTTGATATTATCGTCTTGATGATAAATATTGGGATAATAGGATTTGCAATCGGGTGTCTATCTAATATGCGGTAATATGGGAGAAGATATGAAAATGACAGATTTCCCGACATATCCTTGGGAGACCCTTGACGTGTATCAGGACAACAGTTACTGTTACAATATCCGCCCTGGCCAACATGTCGTTGGAGATTTATTCGATGATTCCAGAACGAAGCTGGTATCATACAACAGAAAATCACATGTGCAGATAATCTGCGTATGCGACCCCTACAAGCCGCCTTTCTATGCGCGTGAATGTATGTATGGTGTATATTCGGCGTGGAAAGAAATCGGAGAGGACATCTTTAACCTGGAGCTGATGGGATATTCTACCAAGCAAAAATTTCCACCCCCATGTACATCACACCATTATTTTTAAGATAATATGAACAATGAATCGTTTGAGAGGGCCAAAACCCTCAAGGAAGAGATTGAAAAGTGTGATTCCCTGCTTGATTCAATCCTAAAAAGCAGCAGGGAATGCTGTGTGTATCGCGATGCCGATAGGGGTACTCGTGACCTTGTTGTTATCCCCCTTCCCAAGTATTGTACCCAGTACATTATTGATGGACTTTACGTAAGAAAGTGCCGGATGGAGCAGGAATTTAAAGAGTTATAACAATCTAATAATAAGAATCATGGTAACCAAAACAACATTCAAAAAGAAGTTTCCGGACGTTAAGGTGCAGAAGCTGCAGACCAGCGTCGTATTCAGCCGGCAGAAGGTGGAAGAGACCGTATTGAAGATGTGCGATTCTCTCGATACCGGACTGCTTTATTACAATTATTCCAACAGATGGATAACCGTTTATACCTCCGAGAAAATGAAAAAGGCATTGGACTCGATGAAACCGGGTTCAGAGGTATTTCACGAACATTATGGTGTTTATGGCAAGGTGATGAGCGATAAGCCATTTGTCATTTGTGGAGAATTGTGTATCAGGGTTGACTTCGGGGGAATACCTGAAAGTGGAGCATATAGTTGTGTATGTTTTGTAATGTAATCGAATAAATATGAATATAGAACAATGGATTGGGGAGGGATTAGCTGTGCGCTTGTTTGTGCAATACCTATAGTGGCCATTATCTGCGATACTGTAAAAAAAGTATTTGAGATAAAATATAAAAAAGGAGATGAGAACTAAGTTGATAAAGAAGCATAATCCGTAATCTTTTTTGGATGATTTAAAAAGGGTACGAGAGGTAATGGTTTACGCAGAGTGTACCAACTCCTACTATCAAATCTTAAAAAAAGACTTGCTGAGAGATGCTGAAAGGCAAGCAATCACATACTATATAACGGATACTATATTTATTATAAAAAGAAATGTGATGGTAGTCATTTAACGAGTAACAAATTAAATATGAGCGAATTGACTAAAATGATAAAAGTCCCTCTTTGGGAGCTAAAAGAAATAGCTGATACACTTCGGATGGTAGCAAATGCGCTTGATTCCCCTAAAAGAGAATCATGTTTAGATCGGAACGTAATGCGTTCATGGAATTATGTAGTTGATATGATAAAAGGAAAGATACCCTCTGCACCTGAAAGCATTGACTACTATATAAAAGTTGGACAGGTTCCTAATATAAACGAATAATCAATACAATAAAGAAAGAAACATTATGCGTAAAGAGATAATGTACATGATAGCTTATCCAGATGGTACACTTGTGATGAATACTCAAAAGTACTACCGAAGAGATTGTGTCAGATACTGGCTGGACGGAACTGGTTTAACATGGAAACAGATGTATAAGAAAGGCTTTCGCTGTAAAAAAGTAAAAGTTACATTTGAAATAATTGATTAATAAAAAGAAGGTATGAATAAAATAAAGAACCGTAGGCTTGCGCTACGAGCCTATAAAATCAGAGTAAAACAATACCCTTACGATAAGCCATTGATTGATAGAAACAAACTCGCTTTTGTCCGTAAGGAAAATGACGGGAACCGATGTGATTGTTTCGGGCATTGGCTTAACTATTGGAATACAAGACCTTTTTAATTGACTAATAACAAATCAGTAATGAATAAAAAAGAAATATCAATGAAGAAAGGTCAGAAAGTACGCATTCTGCGTACCAATCAAGTAGCGACAATCGTCGAAGTGGAGTTAATTCGTAAAGGTGGCAAGGTACATCGGTACTGCCATCTGAAGACAGATGAAAAGTCATATTTGTGGTTGGATGCCTCAGAACTGGGGAGTGTGGTGGAGGAAGTGAAGGTCTCGGTAGTTGATGACCGGAACCGGGAGCTGCACTTGGCTATATGCCATGACTACTCCAAGGATAATATGAAGGTGCAGCTTACCGGCAAGAATCCGGATAATCTGAAGGAAGCTTCCGGACTATATGCGAGACTGATGAACTTGTTCATTGGGAGCCTGAAGGAAACGCGGGAACTGTAGGAGCAGATAACGTCCTTGATGATATGGAAAGCCTATTGAAATATAGAATGGAAAATCTTGATTGGATAGACTGTTTCTTGGAGACGCTTGGCGTCGACGCTTTTCTTGAGTTTGAGACGAGGGTATATAGTGCCCTCGACAAGCTCAAGGTCATGCATTACTATGATATCGGGGGCTCGGTCATACCGGAGCAGCAGGAACTATTTATCAAATTCTGTTGCTGCTATATCACCGGGCACTCTGAATACGAATTCAATGAAGACTATACACAGATATGGAGGAAAGAAAGCTATGAACAATGGAAGATGGCAACCCGATGAGGACAGATACGTCCGGGAAAATGTCAATAAGAAGACATTGGAACAAATGGCGGAGCATTTGGGAAGATCCGCATTGGCTGTACAGTTATATATGCACCGGAAGCATATTGTAGTGGGACAGACAGTCAAGCGGAATCTGGTGCAGGAGATTCTCCGACTGAAATTCCGGCATCCGGAAAATTTCATGCCCAACCGTGCCTTCTACCAGGAGGTAGGCATCAACCAGATGCGCTGGTGGGATATTTTCTATGGCCGAAAAAATATAAACCAAGAAGAATATATCGCGTTGTCGAAGTATTTCGGCATAACACTGGAGGAGGCATTCGCAGCGCGTCAACTTTGCATATTTGAAGAACAATGATTGATGACGAATTAAAACAGAGAATAAAGGATGCCAACGAGATTACGGACGTGATCGGCCAATTTGTATCCCTTCACAAGAGAGGTATCAATTATATAGGGATCTGCCCGTTTCATCCAGACCGACATCCGTCGATGACCGTTAGCCCGTCAAGACAGACATACAGGTGTTTCGTCTGCGGCAAGGGAGGGGATGTCATCCAGTTTGTCCAGGATCATGAGAACATGTCATTCAACGAGGCTGTCACCTGGCTGGCTGGCCGTGCGGGAATCTCTCTCCCTGAACGGGTGATGTCCGACGAGGAAACGGCCAGGGTAAAAGAACGTGAAGCGCAGCGTATAGCGATGAAAGGCGCCGCATTCTTTTTCGAGAAGCATCTTCCGGAGGCGCAACTTTATCTGCATGACAGAGGGTTCAGCCTGGATGACAAGGTCCTGAAGGATTTCAGAATTGGATATGCCCCGGCAGGCAACCTGGCTAAAAAGGAGATGCTTGCAGCCGGATTTTCCGAACAGAAGCTGCTTGAAACGGACATCCTGAAGAGAAGCGAGAAGAACTTCACCTTCGACACTTTCAAGGACCGCATCATGTTTCCCTATTTTGATATCAAGGGCAACATAAACGGATATACCGGACGCTGGCTGACCCCGCAGGAAAACACCGGCAAGTACGTCAATACCGGGGACACGCCGTTGTTCAAGAAAGGCACTCACCTTTTCGGTTTGTACCAGGCACGTACTGCCATTGCAAGAAATGATTGTGCGTATATAGTCGAAGGCCAGTTCGATGCCATGTCCATGCACAAGTTCGGTGTCTGCAATACCGTTGCCACCAGCGGAACCGCACTGACTCCGGAACAGATACAGCTGCTTGGCCGGTTCACCCATCGCGTGATACTTGTATATGATGCGGATGCAGCCGGGCTGAAAGCGTCACTGGTCAACTGTGAGGCTTTTCTGCGTGCGGGTTTCCAGGTCAGTGCAGTTCCGCTTCCTGAAGGGAAGGATCCTGATAATATTGCCCAGGAGCAGAAACTTGAAACCGGAAAATGGCTTGCAAACCGGGAACAGAATTTCCTTCAATATTTTGCCATCTCCTTACGAGGCAAGAATCCCGGAACCGACCCAAACAGAGAGGAAGAGGCAATGCAACGGCTTTCAACCCTCATATCTGTCATCCCTTCGGAAACGCTTCTTCTCAAGTGCATAGAGATAATGGCCGGGATTTTCGGCTGCAACACGGAAGTCATCCAGCGGAAAGTGAATTCCATCTTGCGGCAGCGGAAGACAGCTTCCATCAAGGAGAAAGATAAGATGGCTCCCGGCATATATGGTATCGATATGATTGCGGAGGCACGTAGCGGGAATGAGCCTTGCATCCTGACATCGAATTATCAGGAGTTCCTCACCTTGTATGGAGATGCCCCCATAGCATACGTCCATGGCATTCCTGGAATGAACGACATACAGCAGTTGCGTCAGGCAAGCCAGATGTTCACCTCTGACAGCGATGGCCTTACCATTGCAAAGGACGGTACGGAATCCGGTTACCTTGCCGGATTATCTGCCATTTTCCGTGCCGGGCTCTCCAATATCACCATAACGGTCGAACGGGATGTCCAGGATGATAATGATGAGAAAGGAAGTGACGACGAGGAAAACATGGATGGGGAGGCAAACGATATCATCGAGACTTTCAGCTTTGTGAAATTCTACGTATTCCTGCACAAATGTTTTTTTAAGACCTATAATGGCGAACGTACTTCCTATATCGAACGTTGTGCTGAAATAATCAGCTACGCGGAAGATTCGGTACGCATCATCAATTTTACCTACTTTCAGAATTGCCTGGGGCTGACCAAGCAAGCCTTGAATGAAATAGTCAGACCTTACCTGGCCAAACGTAAGTCACGCATGCTCATCAATGCACAGCGGACAGACGACGATTATATTGAAGATAATTATGATCCGAACGAACTTCCCCGTTATGTCCAGGACAATCCGGAATATCTGCAGATGTTTCAAGAATTCAATTACTATCCGAAACTCAACAAGCAGGGGGAGCCAGTATGCTATCTCTTCAAGAATGAAAAGTCGGGTTACACTTTGGTGGGTGACTTCTACATGATTCCACTCTTGCATATTTACTCAGATAACGACGAGGAAAACAAGCGTGTCCTTAGAATAAATCGTCGTAAATTCAAAACGCCACTTTATATTGAGGTAAACTCCAAGGTTTTAGCCAAGAAAAGCACTCTTGTAGAAAAATTAGTTATGTTGGAAGCTGTAAATTTCTACAATGGTGAAGAAAAACATTGGGAAAAAATACGCACATATATGAGCAATAATTATATTACTTGTAGAGAAATTATCACATACGGAAACCAGCAGGAAGACGGTTTTTCCCGACGGGAAGACCAGCTGTTTTTTGCATTTGCCAACGGCATCTTCCATGTTGTTGACGGAATACCGAGATTTGATGCGGTAAATGAGCTTGGAGTGGTCACCCACAATGGCAAGAACTATTATCTGCCGGCATTCTCCACCATATATGCCGGTTCCGGCAAGCAGTCCGACAAGTATGAACTTATTTCACAGCTTGTCTATAAGGAAATCCCTATAGACAAACGTTGCACTTTCGACGAATGGGCCTCACTGATGGACCGTGTATATAAAATCAACGACAACGGGAAATGGGCCATTCTCTTTGCCATCATGTGCGCTTTCCGAAGCAATATACACTGCATAGACCGTTTGTTTACAGCGCCATTCTTTATGGGACCGATGTCATCCGGAAAAACACAGATTGCGATATCCATCCGTTCCCTGTTCATTTCTCCCAAGATACCGATTTTCAACCTGAACATCGGTACCGATGCTGCCATGTCCACATTGATGAGCACTTTCCGGGATGTACCGGTTGTCCTTGATGAATACAACAATAAGGATATATCAGATATAAAGTTCCAGGCACTTAAAGGAATAGTATATGATGGCGATGGAAGACAGAAGCGTAAAGGCACATCCGGCAAGGAGATAGAAAACGACAAGGTGTACGCGCCGGTTGTCATTTGCGGCCAGGAAACTCCCCAACGTGATGACAATGCACTCATGTCACGTATTATAGTCTGCGAAGTCCCCAAACCGAAAAACCGGACCAGGGAGGAAGTGGAGCTTTTCAACAAACTCAAGGATATAGAGGATCCGGCCAAAATCGGGTTGTCGAATGTCCTCTTTGAAGTCCTTCAGCTGCGTCCGCTGGTAATGCAGCATTTCCGGGCACTGAAGCAGAAATCCTATGATGAATTGAAGCAGGCGCTGATAAATGCCGGTGAGATTGACCGCCTCATGAAGACTGCATCATTGTTTCTGGCGACATGCAGACTGATTGAGGATTATACAGAATTGAAATTACCGTTCACTTATGAGGAGTTTTTTAAAATAGCCTGCGATAAAATCAAATTCCAGGTGGAACTGATTTCCAAGACGGATAAACTGGCCACATTCTTCAAGGCTATGGATGTGATGATTGATACCAAGGCAATCAGGGAAGGCAGGGACTTCGCCATTGATACACCGGAACGAATCACCATCAAGCTGCCCGGAGGAGAGAAAAAGGAGGTTCCTATTCCTGCAGGAACCCGCGTGTTATTCCTACGCGTCAGTACCATCTATACGCAGTACGCACGTTCTTCTTATAATCAGGAAGACTCAACGCAGTCGACCATCGAGCAGAACCTCCGCTCCCATCCCAGTTACCTGGGCTTTGTCCATGCACGCCGGTTCAATTGGTATGAAGTCGTGGAGGTACCACGCGGCGGTTTCGAGGAAGATACTCCCAATGAAACCGGAATTCCGGTAAAGCTCAACAATGACATGGTGCGTAAAGTTGAGAAGAAGTGTACCAATTCCAGTTGCATAGCTATCAACTACGAAATTTTCAGAGAATTATATAGCATTGATTTGCAACGCGGTTCTGAAGAATCCCGTGTTGACAATAATCCCGACAATGACCCTATCGGGGCAATCGGTGCCCCCCAAGAGCTGGACTTCTGATGTTACATTTTCCTATATCACAAACCAGACATTTATTCCCGGTGGCCGTCCCATCGGGAATAAATGCTTTTTTATATTCCGATTTGCGGACATTTCGTTCGGTTTCATCACCCTGGTATCTTATGATACCCCCCTACTCCATCCCCCAGACCCCCTGGAATAAAAAGACAAGCAATATAGAGGGAGTTTTGAAAAGAAAATATTTCAAAAGAGGCGTCCAACAGTCCAACAGTCCAACAAGAGAAAGGATTTTAAAATGTAACTCTCTGTTGTATAGTAGTATATATTTTCTATTTAATCATATATATATACTACAATGGCGTTGTCTTGTTGGACGCTGTTGGACGTGTTGGATTGCCGTTTTTCAACCATCCAACTGGCTCCGTCCAACAAAAACGGCAAAAAATGCGGCTTGTTGGACGTGTTGGACGTCCTCCAACAGTATTTTCTTTATAGTAAATTTGTATAACTAAATAATAATCAGTAACTTTAATAATGCTGTTGGACTGTAGGACAGTTGGAAGCAAAAATAAACAAAAACGGTTTCAAAAAATTTTTTTAAGGAAATGAGCATGATTACGACGAGTATTTCAATTACACCTTACCTGGCTGAATATCTGCGTGGAAAGTACAACAACGGTGCGGATGAACCTTTCCGTATTCCTGACAATACGGACTTGTACCATGTGATATGGACACTGATGTCGCGGCGTCATCAGAACCAGTCTCCCATAGATGACGGTAATCTGACTATCATACTCCCGGAGAGGCGTATCGGTAAGGATCCGGAAATATACAACTATCTGTCTCCACGGTCGGCCAAAATCATAGAAACGGAAATACGCAGGATGTTCAACCGGGAACTTCATACGGCAATGGACGAGAACGACTTGAACGGGCATGAGTTGAACAATATCGATATCGTTCACAATTTCCTATGTGCGTATTGCATAGACAGCATCAGTGAGGATGCGTTGCTGAAGAACTTCTATCGGTGGCGGGAGAACATCCGCAAGCGGAAAAAACGCCGCGAATATAAAAAGAAGTTAAAAAACGGCTAAAAAATCACCGACCGAACTATGCGTTTTGTCCCAAAATGGCGGACAAAATGTCCTATGTATGGCGAACTTGTTGAATTACAAATAAATATCCTAATATGAAAGAACTTTCCATTCAGATTAAAGTCTATCCGGTGAGTAACATGCGCCAGGATGTCTATCGGTTCATGGCCGATGAGTTTGAGTTTACTCCGGTACCGGAATCTTCAGAGGCGGGCCGCTGTTTCAATTGCAATAAAGATATAAGCATAAGCCTTCCTCCATCCGGAGTGATGAAAGACTTCCTGGCAGGCAGGTTCTGCATTGTCGAGTTCACTGACACCAGGCACCGGAGTTTCCGGATCGGGGACAAAAAAATACCCGCCATTGTCTCGATATCGCCCAATCTGAATTCGGCGACTCTGAAAATTGAATGCAAAATGCTCAGTTCCCCGCTATTGTAGCGTCCTTCACCCCTTTCTGCAGGCTGCCTATCTTCGCTGAAAAGATACGCAATGAACAGAACTTATCTACGCCAGCTTCTTACTTTAAATATACACCGGCTTCTTATCACGGCAGAGGGCTTGTCTTCTGCCATGATAGAGGCTTTTCCATTGGTGTCCACTGACAGTCTGCAGCCGACATCCTTTTTCTTCAATGAAAATCCTCCCACATATAAAGAGACATCGAAAAAGGCCCTTTCACTTCTTCAGCAGGAAATGAAGGCCCGTTCAGAACTCCAGGGTATAACCGTCACCGATGACTTCTCTTCTGACGAACTTCCTGAAGGCAGTATCGCCTATCACCGTATCTGGGGATTCATCACCTCAGATTGTCAGTGGTATTTCTCCTCCAAGCAGTTCGAACGGGACCTGCTTGCGGCAGAAGCCAATCCGGCCATAACCTGCCATTTCCTGCATGTGAACTCTCCGGGAGGGGAAGCATGGTATATGGACAGACTCAGTGAAACGATGCGCTCACTCGGCAAGCCTGTCATGACATTGGTGGAGCAGTGCAACTGTTCGGCCAGCTATTATATAACCTGCCATTCCAGTTTCATTGCCGCACTCACGGCCTATGATACCATCGGCTGCATAGGAACCATGATTTCCACTTGTAACTATGACGGATGGTTCGAAAAGATGGGTCTCAAACTCATCCAGGCCAAAGCCACGAAATCAGACCTGAAGAATAAAAAGACGGATGACTTGCTCAGAGGGAAACCGGAACAGTACATCAAAGAAGAACTGGATCCACCCAATGAACAGTTCCTTGCCGCCGTTCTTGCATCCAGACCGCAACTGGGCAACCTGCCGGAAGACGATCCGGTATTCCGTGGTGAAACGTTCGATACTCCGCATGCCATCGATAAAGGGCTGGTTGACGCCTCCATGACTTTTCCCGAAGCTGTGGCTAAGGCTGTAGAACTCGGTCGCAGCTATATGGAGATTGAGAATATAAAAAGAAGTGCTCTCAACTATTTATAACTTAACTTTTGTTTATCATGAATTTAAAGGAAAGAATTCAGACCGTCCTGCAGAAACTGAATCTGCTGGACAAAGCGAAAGCCAATCAACTGACCCAGGAAGAATGGGGACAGATAGTCAACTCCTATAATCAGGAGTATCAGTCTATCCTTCAGGATGACTTGGCTGCGGACCAGGCGGCGCAACGGCAAACGGTTGCCGTCACCCAGGAACAGATTGACCAGGTACAGTCCATTCTTGGAAGTATCGTCAATCCGGTACAAACCAATTCAACAGCCACGGAAGAGGGAAACGGCGGGAATGGACCGGTGCAGACCATTTCACAGCCAGCCAACGGTGAAGGTCTGGTGCAACTGGCCACTGCTGTGCAGAGCCTGGTTGACAATATGAACAACCGCGCGGAGGATGATATCCCTTCCCAGACAGTGACAGCCGCTTCCATCATGTTCACGGGACCGGCAGACCGTTCCCGGTATCTTTTCGGTATTGAAAATCCGATGTTCTCCATGTCCGAACGTTGGAACAAAATTGCTGCCAATCCGGCCTCCGCTTCTTCTTACGGTCCATGGGAAGAAGATAATGAAGGAGCCGCTTTCCGTCGCCAGGCCGTTACTTTCTCCCGTTCACTGCAGCAACGTTACGATTATCTGCACAAAAACGGCATGCTTGACGCCAAACGTCTGGCAGTCGGAGAATTCAGTACGAACTACGAAGGGGTGGATACAGCCGGTGTGGGCAACCAGTATGTGGTCCTGCGCCAGGACGCTTTGATTGCCCGTGTACTCGCAGTCCGCGACCTCACGCAGTATTTTCCCGTCCGCTATGGGATTCAGGACCATGACCTCGTGTTCAATGCCTTCTTCTCCGAAGTTTCCCAAGCTTACCAGCAGGGTGAAATCTGGAAGGGTGACATGAAGCTTGAGAACGAGATGGGTCATGTGGATGATGCGATGATTAAGCTCAAGTTCGGTCCGATGAAAGAACTGGAGCGCATGTACATCGCTTATCTGAACAAGGAAGGCTCCGATCCTATCAAGTGGAACATGATCGAGTTCTGCATCCTGAACTCATTGGAAACTGCGCAGGTGGAGCAGAACAAACGCCGTATGCGGGGTATCTATGTCAAGCCGGAAACGGGTGTCGCAGGCAGTTACCTGAACGCATCGACCGGAATCATATACACACTGGTCCGCTACATGCATGAGTTTAAGATTCTTCCCCATGACGATGAGTCCTATCGCAGCTACACGGCTTCCAACATGTTGGATTCCGTTCAGGAGTTTGTCGGCGATGTGGTGGCATCCTGCACAGAAGACATGGATCTTGACCGCCACGTCCTCTATCTGAATAAGACCCATCTTCCCTGGTGGATTAAGAATGTCCGCGCCAAATATGGAAAGGACATTGACTTTTCCGGTCCGGACAGTTACCGCAATGTGGTACCTGACACAAATATGCGTATCATCTGGTTGCCTTACCTCGGTCAGCTTCCCCTCATGTTCATGGATGTTCCGGGCAACCTCCAGTTCCTGGAATTCGTACCGGGCGAGATGCTCTCTATCAAGGTGAAAGAGGACATGGAACTGGTAAAGGCATGGTCCACCTGGAAAGAAGGTACCGCCGCTTCGTTCACCGGCCGCCGTTTTGACAGCCTGGAAAAGCTGAAGGCCAACAATTACGAATGGCAACAGATCTTCATGAACAAACCTGCCGTCGATATGGCAGCAGACGCGACCACTGTCGATGCTTCAAAGGGATTCTGGCAGATAACAGCGGCCAACACTGCCGCCAAAGCCATTACGGACATTACGGGAGCCAAAGCCGGTGTAGCCTACATCATTGAATGTGGCAGCACAGAGAATGCCACTACCATCGCCAAGTCGGACAAGTTCGCCGATATTACGGAAGCTTATACTCCTACCAAAGAGGGTGACTATATCATGGTAATCCTGAACAGCAAGGGGAACTTCCTGGAACTGGAACGTCAGGTAGGCGGTGTACGCAAAGTGAACGCTGCACTCCAGCCCAACATTCCTGGAGTCAGATAATTGGTTGTCTATAAGAACAGATTGTTTTCAGGTAGCGCGGGGCGGGTCCACTTAAGCCCGCTCCGTGTTTTTTATAACTTAAAAATTAAAATTTTATGAAAGCAAAAAGAATTTCAAATCCTTTCCGTAAAGGGAACCAGGCCGCCCGTAAGATGCAGGTCCGGTTTTTCCTTTCGCTGATGGTGCTTCTGGCACTCGTGTTTATTCTTGACATGGTCATGTCTCCCGGTTCTGTGCTGGGAATTTACGGATTTTCCGGTACCACACTGGCCGCCATGATGGTCATCGGTGACGTGGACGATGTATCCGACCGTAAGACGCATGGCTCAAACATCGCCTATAAGATTTATTTGGTGGATATCGACCAGGTAAATTCCGATGTGCCCTTTCCGCTTCCTAACCAGCAACGAGAGATAAGCACCATCCCGATGAAAGCCGGACAATACATGAAGTACTTTGCGGCTCACGATATTCCCACCTACACTTCAACCGGCGAGAAGGGTGACATTACCACCAGCGGTACCAACACTTTTGTTGCCGTCATGGGCGGCATGCGTGACCAGCTGCTCGATTTCATTGAACAGCATGCCGGAGGCAAGTTCATCATCCTTTTCAAGGAAGTGGGCGATGCGCAGTGGTACATCCTCGGCAACTATGACCGTCCGATGGTACTCTCCTCCTTCGAGTCCAAAAATGACAAGGACGGGCGTTATGTAACCTATACCTTCACACGTACAAGCATTGACCAGTACTACAAGTATACGGGCGATATTGTCCGTGCTCCGGCAGCTGCTCACACGGCTGGCGCAACGGCACTTGCCATTAAATCCACCAACAACCGTTATACCATCCCCGATGGCAGTGAAGGCACATACGCCATTTCCACTGTCAGCGGATTGACAGCCAATGATAAGGGACGTTACATCACACTTGAGGGTACCGGTACCGACAAGGCGGCCACCATTGCCGACGGCAACAGCTTTGTGCTTGAGGATGGAGCTACCTGGACAGCCAAAGCGGGTTCTTCCATCACCTTCATGGTGCTTGATACCTCTACACTTGTCGAGGTATCCGGCAGCCGTGTGCAGACAGCTTAGTAAAAAACACCTCTTACAAGTCAGCAGAATTCCCTTATAGGCAGCGTGTTGGCTTGTAAGACTTAAATCTGTATGTTATGTATAGTTTCAAAGAAAAGAAGACACATTTCGTGGCTCTCCGGAATCCGGATGTGGCACAATATGACCTTGAGTTACTGGCTAAAGAAGTTCCTGGATTTCCGCAGCTTGCCACATTCTCACGCAATCCCAAACGTTATGCCGATGATATCCTTTATGCACTGTTAGATTGTGCTACACGTGAGAAGATACGTGAGTATCGCCGGGCTATGATCGCAAAAGAGGCAGAAGATGCCGGAGAAAAGAAAACAGAAGCCCCTGCTGCGGAAAAACCGGCCGAAAAAAAACAGCAAATGCCCAAAGGGGAAACAACACATGCTGAAGGAACCGGTCCACATGACGACATTGAAAAGCCTGAAACAGCTCCGGTAGACAACTCGGCAGAAGAGTTGAAACAAGCGCTTGAGGAAGCGGAAGCCCGTGCTGAAGAAGCCGAACAGCGTGCCGATGAAGCGGAGGAAGCCAGGGATGAAGCGGAAGCCCGTGCCCAGGAGACTGAGCAGGCGCTGGAAGAAGAGAAAAAAAAAAGAGCCGGCCAAAGAAACTCCGGAAAAGTCCAAAAACAAGAGGAATACCCGCAAATCGACTGGGACAACCTCTTCGACCCGCAAGTCCAAATAGCCACACTCATCTACAACGACCGTGTGGTCACTTGGAAACAGATGAAGCAGCTCGACGAAAGTCTGGAAAGAAAACCGCAGAAGCGTGACATCATGGACATGGTGGAACTGCGTATCCGTAATCTCCAGGCATTCGATGAGCTGCAATCGTTCAACGACACTGGGAAGTTCCTCTACATTCATCCGCTCATAGCCCACCAGTCAGAGAGAGCACAACTGGAGAAGCTGCTGCAGACGGACCCGCAGGAGTTCCTGCGCCTGCATAAGAATGTGACGGACAATATCCGCAGATACGAGTGTTACCTGAAACGCGCTGACAGGCAAAACAAGCGCACCCAAGACAAGGAGAATCTTCGACGTCACCGTGAACGGGAATCACTGTTCAAAGCAATATTGCAAAAATTCAATTCGAAGTAAAATGGAAAAGCTGATAGAAGTATTTAATTTGGGTGGTTTGCCTACTGCCCCGCTGGATTCGTTCTTGGAGCTTCAGGAGGACTTCAAGAAGTCTGATCCTGACAAATTATCGAAACTGCAGATGCTTATCATCACCCGTGGTTTCAAGTATGCGTTCAAAGCCTGGCAGGATCCGGACGGAAAGCTCTGGATTATCGATGCCCATCAGAGACGGAAGGCACTGCTTGCATTGCGCAAGTCCGGGTTTACAATACCGGAAATACCTTATGAACCCATTTTTGCGGCAGACAAGAAGGAAGCGGTAGAGGAAATCGCAGCCTATAATTCCGAGTTTGCCACCAGGAATCCGGATACCCTGCTGTTCAAAAAATATAATATAGATTCTGACACCCTGCAGCGCTTCAACCTGGGTTATGAGGTCAAGACCACTGATTTCGGGCAGGTTTCCCCCCTTTTTGCCCAAGAACATGAGTCGGAAAATGTGCAGGAAGATGCCATTGATTTTAATGTTCCTGCATCTGAAGATACTGTAATTGCCAGACCCGGCGATATATGGTTGCTCGGTAACCATCGTCTGATGTGTGGCGATTGCCGTTCCAAATCGGACATCACGGCGTTGATGAACGGGCAGCATGCGGACTTGTGCGTCACAGACCCACCGTACAACGTGAACTATGAAGGCGGTACAGAGGAGGAACTCACCATCCAGAACGATTCCATGGAAAACGACTTGTTCGCCACCTTTCTCAGGCAGGTGTTCTCTGTCATGTTCGCCGTACTCAAGCCGGGAGGATCCTACTATATATTCCATGCAGACAGTGAAGGCGAGAATTTCCGGGCTTCTCTCAGGAAAGTGGGATTCAAGATTGCACAATGCTGCATCTGGGTAAAGAATACTATGGTGATGGGACGCCAGGATTATCAATGGCAGCATGAACCTTGTCTCTATGGCTGGAAACCGGGTGCCGGACATCAATGGAATTCCGACCGTAAGCAGACTACTGTCTGGAATTTCGACAAGCCGCAGCGCAATGCCATACATCCGACAATGAAGCCCATAGCCCTTATGGCATATCCAATATCCAACTCCAGCACTCCCGGTCAGATAGTCCTCGACATCTTCTCCGGATCCGGTTCTACACTCATGGCATGCCAGCAGATAGACCGTATCTGTCATGCTATGGAGATAGACCCGAAATATGTTACAGCCACCATTCACCGGTACCGCGCCATGTTCTCTGAGCAGCCCGTCCAGTTAATCCGGAATGGAGAAATTCTTTCTGTTACAGATACCCAATCCTTGTTGAAATGAAAAAGGAACTCACTCTAACTTCAGACACTGATAAAGCCGTCCTGATAGGCGATGAATATGTATCCCAAGTGCGTACTTTCGGTGCTTTGGGATACACTCCCCACCGTATATGTACGCTTCTCGGCCTGCGTGGAAAGGAAAGGACGGCACTGACAGTCCGCTTGTTGATGCCCGGAGATGTATATTACGACGCCTACCGTAACGGTTGTGCCCTGGGAGAATACAATATCGATGCCGAACTTGCCAAGAAAGCCGAGACCGGTGATGTGTCGGCCATTGAGACCTTGGAAACACGTAAGCAGGAACGGACAGTCAAAGACTTAAGAAACCAACTCTTTGGAATATGACCAGACTCGACACCCTTGATAAGATACATCCGGACTTGATATCCGCATTCCTCACCACCGGGAAGTGTGATGGCATTCCTGCCGATGTGCAGTTATTCCTCAAGCAGCTGCAATGGGCGGCGGAGATTTACGAATACGAGCGTAACATCACCCGTGCCGCCAAGCAGCTGCGCCAGCGCATCAATGCCCAGCAGCAGATTAATGTGGATGAACGTACATGTAAGGCACGCATTTATGCGGCCATCAATTACTTCAATATCGACAACAATGTGTCCATCAAGGTGTGGGAGTCCAACTATGCCGACAAGTACGAGGATCTTGCCAAACTATGTGCGGCTGCCGGTGACTACAAAACCCAGGGCAAGTGCTATGCCGCCGCCCTGGAGTGCCGTCGTCGTGCTGCCGAGATTGCCGAAGCCGACCGTAATCTGGGGATCGTCTTCCTGATATCTCCCGAACTTACTCCGGAAGACCTGGGATACAGCAAGGCCTCCCTGAAGGAGATTGCCTCCAAGCACAATAAAGGCTTCTATCTGAACCTGATAGAGAACCTTCCCATCGAGAAGGCCGAGAAGAAGCGCCTGCTGCGCGATGCGGATATTGAGGAAGCTGAATACGAAGAACTTAATGAAGAGTGAGATGGAAACAGATATTGAAATCACTTCCCGGTTTGAGGAATACTACATGAACCAGATGCAGATACTGGTCAATGTCATTGATGCCAACAACATATTTGCCGAGGTGGCACGTGCGGGTGGTAAGACGGAAGGTATCACCGGCCCTCGCATCATCCGTGTGGCCAATGACATGCCAGGCGAGCTGTCGTTCCTGGTACATAAGACCTACGTTGCCTTGATGACGAACGTATGGCCCAACCTTCAGGCTTATTTCTCCAGAGAAGTCACCGTAGGTGGGAAGGTGCGCTCCATGCTGGAGTATGGCATCGATTATGTGGTGGGCGAAAATAAGCTCCCTTCTCATTTCCGCAAGCCCCGATATCCCATATCCTACCCCAAACACAGTGTCGTTTTCCGGGATGGCCATCACATCCAGTTGGTAAGTTCGGATCAGCCGGAGTCCGTTGCCGGACGCTCTGCCGTCCACGCCATCATTGAAGAGATGAAACACAACAAAGGGGAGAAATTGAAAACCCGCTTGTTCCCTTCCCTCCGTGGTGCCAGTGCCGAAATACGCCGGTCACCTTATTACCAAGGTATCACGGGCGTATCCGATACCGCGCGTGTGGATCTCGGTGAAGATGACTGGTTCGAGGAGTATGAAAAGAACATGGATACGAAACTGATGGAGGAAATATCTACAGTCGCGCTTCATGTGAATGCAGCTATCTATCATAAATACAAGCTTATAAACTCACAACGGGAAACGACTAACCCCGTTACCCTTGAGCGTATCCGTCTTGAAATCATCAAGCAGGATCGCATCATATCCTTATGGCAGCCCCGCCTGGCAGACATGCGCCGTAACGCCACGTTGTACGTCCGTGCCAGTTCCTTCTGCAACAAGGATATTCTCGGTCCGAAGTTCTTCAAGACGCAGCTTGAGACCTTGGATATGGACGAATTCCTCACTTCCATCTGCGCTATCCGCCATAAGGAGGTTATCAACAAGTTCTTCGCCAACTACAACAAGGAGAAACATCAGTATGCAGACAGCTATATTTATGAATCCATTCTACGACTTGACCTGCGGGAACATTTTCTACTCACAGCCCGCTATTTGAAGCACTACAACAAGCGTGACGAGCTACTGGTAGGATATGACCCCGGCCACTTTTCCAGCCTTGTTGTCGGGCAGGAAAAGGAATACGGCCGTCAGCTCCGTATTATAAAGGAACTCTATTGCTGTTACCCGGATGAACAGCCCGAACTCGCCCGTCAGTTCTATGAGTTTTTCGGTGCTGATTCCCTGAATAAGCGTATCATTCTCTACCCTGACCGTGCCGGGAACAAACGCCGCGAGGAACTGGAGCAAATTACCACCGACAGCCGTGTCCTGAAACGTGAGTTGGAAAGTTATGGCTTTGAGGTGGAACTGATGAACGAAGGGCAGGCCACCGTATATCATTGGCAACAGTTCAAGTTGTTGCTTCTTATGTTTGGAGGCCGGAGCAATGCCTTGCCGGAAATTTTGATAGACGAAAACGAATGCAAGAACCTTTGCAGTGCCATTATGCTGTCACCGTTGAAAAAAACGGAAGGCCGCATCGAGCTGGACAAATCGTCGGAAAAGAAAGTGCCTCTCAAGAACCAGGCCGGACTGACAACGCAGCTTCCCAGTGCCCTGATTTATCTTCTTTTCGGGCGTTATGGAAACAAAGTGTTGAGTGAATTATCGTCCATGCCGGACAATTTACCTGATAATCTGGCTATATAACAGCTGTTTTTCACTATAAAATAGTCAGTAAAGATACAATAATGGTATCGTTTGACATTAAAACAAACGCCTTTCATTTAGAAACCAGACTTTTATGTTTTTAAAAAAGGAAAGCGTTTTCTTCGTGAGGCGCTGTTCAGCACGCACCGCTGAGTTTTGGAGTTGCAAGGCATTCTTCGAGGTTCCTCGGAAATATGACGGAGGGTGCTTCCCGTCCTTTTTCCCGCAGTAGAAACCTGCTACTTTCGGGCATGGAAATGACAATGACCGGTATTCAAGCGATGCAATGGGCCAAGGAGATATCAAAACTGCCTGACGGCTGCTTTACCATTGCCTTCTTCCCGTGTTCCAGGCATAAGGGGGAGGCATCAGCCACATTGACAGTTAAAGAAGGATGCAGATGGCGTACTCAACTGCCTGAAGAAAGATTCAGTATAGATAGTGATAACTTCTTTCTGTTTACAGACGCAGACGGGGAACCCAAGATGTGCTACCGTATTCTCATCAGGTACATGGGCTTTCCTCAAGATGGTTTCAAACTTCATAAAATAGATTGGTTATGAGTAAAGGCAATCTCAAAATGGTAGGCAACTTCGGTTGCTATCTTGACGATGACAATGTAATATCCTTCCAGATTGGAGACAGGCCAATGGCTTCAGTCCTGGAACCGGACCCGATGTTCCCCCTGAGTGGAGGAAGTCTTCCGGATACACAGTGGCAGAGCATCCAGGGATTCCAGGTGTGCAGCCGTGGCTTCAACAACATGAAATGCGAGGAAGTCGCGTCCGACATAAAGAAGAACCGGCTTCTGCCGAGACTGATTGCCAAGCAGGTCAGCATGCTGTATGGTCATGGGCTTGCCGTGTACAAGCCGGCAATCGTGGACGGGAAACTTCAGAAACAGTGGGTTGACTGTCCGGAAATCATGGACTGGCTCAACAGTTGGGAACAGCGCGGTCTTGAATCGGGTTATAAGGAAGTGGCCAAATCAATCATCAAGAACTACTACTATTTCAGGGACTGTTTCGTAAAGTGGCGCTTCACAAAGGGAAAAGCAAGAGGGACGATGCCCGTTGCCGGCCTTGAATCCATGGAGAACAGACATTGCCGGCTGGCCACCACCAAGAAGGATGTGGCGACAGATGTTGTCTACTACCGGGATTTCCGCTACATTGCCGTAGGGCGTTGGGGGTATGGCACCTCCACTTTCCGCATCTATCCGAAGTTTTCTTTTTCGGAGCTTGCCAATTACAGATTCGCGGCCATTTCCCATCACCGGGAAAAATCCGTGGATGAGTTCTACGGTGTGAACGAAACCCATGCCGGTACCAGGTCCTACATCAAGGGTTCCAACGATACGGCTGATTATATCAACTCCTTTTTACGTAATTCGCTTGCCGCCAAGATACACATTGTCATCCCCAATGCCTGGCTTGAGTCCAAGAGGATCCAGATAACCAAACTCTGCGACGAGAATAAACGGCGCAAGAAGAACAATGAGGAAGAACTGATGTACAATGGCATCGTGATTGGTTCGGAATTCAAGGAATCCACCCTGATAAAGTATCTGCAGTCTGAACTGCGCAAGATCTCCCGCTATCTGTCCGGTGCAGACAACCAGGGTAAGGCATATGCGACAATCAGCTTCAAGAACAGCCAGGGCGAAGAGGAACGCTGGAAGATAGAGACGGTTGATTTGAAATACAAGGAATATATCGATGCCTTGATATCCTATGACAAACGTGCCGATGAGGTGCTGCTGTCAAGCGTGGGACTTGACTCCTCCATATCCAGTGTCAGCAAGGACGGGGTCATATCCAAATCAGGAGCCGATGCGTATTACAACTATCTGATATACATAATGTCACTGACATCGGAAGACGAAATCTGCTCCGAACCGTTCAATATGGCCGTACAGATAAACTTTCCCCATTTGTACAGCCAGGGGTACCGTCTTGGATTCTATCGCGAAGTCCCGGCACGCCAGGAAGATGTTTCACCTCAAAACAGACTAAATCAGCAACAGTCATGAGAATATTGGAAGAACTGTTTACCACCATTTCGGAATTCCGGAAGTATGCTCCCTATGCAGAGAGCAATGTCACTTTCGACCAGCTCAATTCGTCTGCCATTTCTGCAAAAAAGCAGATGGTTATCATCCTTACCAAAGATGTCTACACCGATCTGACGGCAGACGAGGGCGAACTGAAGGAGGCCCTGCGTCTTGCGATGGCCAATCTTACCATGGCCAAACAGCTCATTTTTGATGTTGTATCCAAGCGTAAGGATGATGTCGATATATACAAGCATGAGCAGGAAAGCATGCGCAGGTCGTATATCGAGAACTATTATAATGCCATGGATACTGTCATCCAGTTGCTTGACAACAGTCAAACTGTACCTTCCTGGAAGGAAACGAGATACAAGAAGATGCTTGATGTTCTTAAAATAAAGAGTACGGAGGAGTTCGACATGCTGTATACGATAGACATGTCCTATCTGTTCTTTTTCCGGACCATACCAATCCAGAGCGAAGCGCTGGATGACGGGATATCGGCCTATTTTGAGCGGGCAGAGAAAAAGGAAGAGGTACTGCGTCTGCTCAAACGGTGCCTCGCCAAACAAACCATAGCCATTGCCCTGCGGCGTTTTGATATTCTCGATTTTCCAAGTACGATTCGCAATTTATTTGAAGACTCAAAAGTTATGCGATATGGTACTCAAGAGCAAGAACGTTTACTTGCTCTGTCAGACGCTCTGCTTGAAGAGGTGAAGCGGGAACTGGCCAATATAGATCTGCTTTTGTCAACGGACAGTTCCGGCTCTGTAGATACGAACACATCCTTTAACCGTCCGGACGACATAATAATGCTGATGCCATGTTGACAATAGATTTTATAGCAAAAGGAATGCAATACAGCATCCCCAATTCCTGGGATGGATTAACTCCTTATCACTTCCAAGCGCTCATGCGTGATATACAAAGTTTTGCGGAGGGAAAAATATCCGTCGGCATGGTTCGTGTGAATTATGTTTGCCGGATTATGGGATGGAGTCTTCAAAAAATAAGGAACACGGATGGATGGGCAAATGTGGCCTGGCTTGCAGAGCAGGTGACATTTCCGTTCACGATTGTCTATCCGGATAATGATGCAGCACTCCAGGAACTGGATTCTGAAACATACAGACTCTGTAAGAAGATACCACCACACCGGTTGCATGGAATAACCATATCCAGGTATCTGGACAGACTGGACTACAAATATGCAGTCGACTCATGTTTCTGCAAACAACTGGTTCCGGCGATACATCTTGAGGATGAAACTTTTTTTGCCTATAATATAGAAACCATGTTCAACCGTCTTACTTGCTCGCTTACGGCACTCCAGTTCATTGAGGCACGTGGTCTCCTTGGATGTCCGAAAGAGCAGCTTCCGTTATTGGCCGCTATCCTTTACTATCCGGACCGGTATTCATCTGCCGGAGCGCATAAGTTGGCACAGAAGTTCACTGGGCTGCCGATGGATGAGCTTATTCCCATAGCCTTCAATTTTCAGGCCTTCATCAATTATCTGTTTACCAAAACTGAGTTCAAGTTGCTTACAGAACTTGAGGAGACCAAAGTTTCTGCCATTTCCACGGGTGCACTTGAGTCTCTGTACAACTTGAGTTCAGACGGGTTTGGGGATATTGAAACCATCGAACACATGAATGTCATCCAGTATTTGACCATCCTCCGGAAAAAAATTATTGACACGGTGCGCAGCCTGCATGCGGCCAAAATGGATAAAGCGGATATTGCGAGAGAAACCAGACTTCCAATTCACATAATAAATGAAATCCTATGATACTTGATTTGCTCAGATATTTTGCCCGTTTTCCCAAAAAGGAAGGGGTTGTCTCCATGTTCGCCAACGGCTCAAGTGACTTTATCCAATATGCGGAACTGCTTGGGTATGTCAAGAAACTCCCGGAACCGATAATGCCCGAACTTGAGAATCTTGTTTTCGGGCAGTCATACGATTACGTAAAGAAGCGCGTCGATAATATTACCGGCAACTATCTGTTCGTGGATTTCGGAGAATTCACATCAAGCCGTGACACACACAACTCCATTCTTGACAGCCAGAAACTTGCCGCCACCATAGCCATGAAAGTTTCGGATTCCGCAGACATGGTTGAGACGGCCATTGCTTCTGAAATAACATTGTCTCTCCTTGCGGAACTCAGAAAAAGGCTTATTTTTGATTCACGGTCTGAGGATTTGCCATGGCTTGATAAGATATCGGAGAATCATGACATTATCCCTTTTGTCTCATCCGAATTCAAATCCATAGGTTGGACACTCATGTTCAGTTCTGCCGCGACCGACTTGTTCAATGCTAAACCTTCCCTTAATGAGTAGCTGATACTGTTGTGCCAATCATTAAATAATTCAGAAACTTTTTGTTCATGTTGTTTATTTCCATCCTGGTCGTGGGCTGTCGAAGTTCGCGACCAGGAGCTACTCATGATTACTCTTTTCCGTCATCCCTACCACGAGAAATAATCATTCTTTTACTCAAGCTAAACAAAGCTAATACACTGATAATAAACAAGATATTACTACGTTATGCGCGTTAATAGTGTTACCTTAGCTGTACGAAAAATAAAGGATAAAACATTATGAACGAACAAGTTACAAACATTCTTAACCAGAGCATAACAAAGACGGCAAAGATACAGCAGCTCCTTCTTTTAGGTCTGACCCGCCGCCAGGTAGCCGATTTGGTAACAAACGGAAATTACGGTTTCGTGCAGAACGTATATAAGAAAATGCTGGAAGCCGGAAGATTCGGCCAGCAACCGGCCATCGCAGCCTGCCCCGAATTGGACTATACTTTCAACAGACGTTTCGGCATCGAGATAGAGGCATATAACTGCGAAAAGGGAGTTCTTGCCCGTGAACTTCGTGAGGCCGGAATTGCAGTTGCAGTGGAAGGTTACAACCATAACACCCGCGACCATTGGAAGCTGGTTACAGACAGAAGTCTTAGAGGGAACGATACTTTCGAGCTGGTAAGCCCGATACTTGAAGGGGAAGCCGGATTGCAGGAACTTCAGAAGGTATGCTGGGTGCTCGATTATTGCAATGTGAAGGTGAACGACAGCTGCGGCCTTCATATACACATGGACGCTGCAGACTTTACCATTGAAACCTGGCGCAACCTTGCAATAACTTACCGCCGCCTCGAACCGGTAATCGACTCCTTTATGCCGGGTACCCGCCGGAACAACAGATATTGCAAATGCCTTACCGGAATTTCAGAACGCAGTATAACGGAGGCAGAGAACATCATGCAGCTACGTTCAGCCTTTGGAAACGACCGCTACCACAAATTGAACCTTGAGGCTTACGCACGCCACCGCACAGTTGAATTTCGCCAGCATTCGGGTACCACCAATTTCACAAAGATGGAAAATTGGATACGGTTTGCCGCCAACATGATTACCTTTGCAAAATACGGCATGGTGAATTCGGGATGCCCGCTTTCAAATATCCCCTTTCTGACAGCCGACCAAAAAGTATTTTTCAAATTGAGAACCAAAAAATTAGCATAATATGATGACAACTTACACTTTGCAGGATGGCGGTATAATTGCCGCCTCCTGCCCTGCAGACTTTGTAACCAAACTCCGTGAAAGCAGCCGTTTCGACAGTGAATGTACCGACCAGGAATATATGTACCATTTCGCCGACCGTTTCCATGACCAGACGGGGCATGTAGTCCGAGCTGATACCCCGGAGCATTTTTTTGAGGATTTGCTTTCCAACGGGTATATAAGCAGTAACCATAATGTTAAATAATTCCCAAAAAGGGAAGATTTTAAAGAAAAAACTTCTCTGTTTGGGAATTTATATGTACCTTTGTAACAAATAAAAGAAACATGAATATAACGGGTTCTGAAAAATTAGAAAAGTTCTGTAGAAAGCATAACGATGCGCAATCTGCCTTGGAAAAATGGGTGGACGAAGTAACAAAGGCATCCTGGAAAAACCATAATGATTTGAAAAACGACTATTTGTCTGCAGATTATGTAGGAAATAACCGTTATGTATTCAATATCAGAGGCAACAAATATCGTCTCATCGTTTTAGTCGTATTTTTTGCCGGTAATGTTGACATCCGTTTTGTCGGCACTCACGCTGATTATGATTCTATTGATGAGAAAAAAATAAAAACTATATAGGAGGTACGTGTTATGAAAATAAAGACTGATAAAGAATTCCGTGCTTATCAAGCGGAAATGGAAGCCATCACTGTTAAAGGTACAGACTTGGGAGATATGGAATTGCTGAGTGAAGAAGAAAAGGAAAGATATATCGTGCTTTCTCAAGCTATCAGTGAATGGGAAGCTGCATATCATCCTCTGCCTGGGAGGGTATCAACCTTGATTACTGATGCCATCCGTAAAAAAATGGAGACAGAGAATATAAAGCAGAAAGAGACAGCCAGGCGTCTCGGTATCTCAGAGTCAAGGGTCAGCGATATACTCAATGGTCGTCGTCCTCTTAATCTCAATATTGTAAAACGGTTACGGGACAATTTCGGTATTCCGGCAGATTTTATATTAGACAATATTTGAGTTGGAATTTCCTATCATAAATAAAGGCTTCCTGTTAATGGAGGCCTTTTTCATTGAACAAAAATACATTTTCTGCACATGAGAATTTTGACATGTGCAGAAATGGGGTATATTTGCACTTATAACTTAATATTCATACTGTATGAAAAAGGCACTTTTATTATTTGTGCTGATGAGCTTGACCTTATTCACTCATGCACAAGAGAACAATTACGAAGAACTAAAATTTTTCAAAGTGATTCAATCCGAAAATAATGCAGACAAAAATAGCCTATACGCTGCACTACGTAGTTTTATGGCTATTTATTATGCTAATTCCCAAAATGTTATTCAAATGGATGATAAAGACGCAGGAATTCTTATAGGGAAAGCTACATCTGTATTCGATTCTCCCAGTATGATGCTTTCTGCGTATGAAGGATGGTTAGACTATAATTTAAAGTTGCAAGCACGTGATGGACGGGTAAGAGTAGAAGTTTCTCATTTTTTTCATCATAACAAACCAGGAAATCAGAAAAAAGCACAATTAGGAGTTCTTACTAAGGCAGATGAATATACTGATAAAGGTATGCAAAAGAAGTATCACAATAAAGTATGGTTAATGCTGAAAGAACAAGCGGCTAAAATCAGTTCTGATATTTTTGTTAATGTTGAAAAGGTTATAAAAGAAGGAGCCACTATTCAAAGCGAAGATGATAATTGGTAAGTTACTTATATAGGGTAATACAAGTATTTATATATTTAAGAGCTGACGAAATATTGCAATATTTCGTCAGCTCTTAAATATATAAATACTTGTATTACCCTATATAAGTAACTTACCAATTATCATCTTCGCTTTGAATAGTGGCTCCTTCTTTTATAACCTTTTCAACATTAACAAAAATATCAGAACTGATTTTAGCCGCTTGTTCTTTCAGCATTAACCATACTTTATTGTGATACTTCTTTTGCATACCTTTATCAGTATATTCATCTGCCTTAGTAAGAACTCCTAATTGTGCTTTTTTCTGATTTCCTGGTTTGTTATGATGAAAAAAATGAGAAACTTCTACTCTTACCCGTCCATCACGTGCTTGCAACTTTAAATTATAGTCTAACCATCCTTCATACGCAGAAAGCATCATACTGGGAGAATCGAATACAGATGTAGCTTTCCCTATAAGAATTCCTGCGTCTTTATCATCCATTTGAATAACATTTTGGGAATTAGCATAATAAATAGCCATAAAACTACGTAGTGCAGCGTATAGGCTATTTTTGTCTGCATTATTTTCGGATTGAATCACTTTGAAAAATTTTAGTTCTTCGTAATTGTTCTCTTGTGCATGAGTGAATAAGGTCAAGCTCATCAGCACAAATAATAAAAGTGCCTTTTTCATACAGTATGAATATTAAGTTATAAGTGCAAATATACCCCATTTCTGCACATGTCAAAATTCTCATGTGCAGAAAATGTATTTTTGTTCAATGAAAAAGGCCTCCATTAACAGGAAGCCTTTATTTATGATAGGAAATTCCAACTCAAATATTGTCTAATATAAAATCTGCCGGAATACCGAAATTGTCCCGTAACCGTTTTACAATATTGAGATTAAGAGGACGACGACCATTGAGTATATCGCTGACCCTTGACTCTGAGATACCGAGACGCCTGGCTGTCTCTTTCTGCTTTATATTCTCTGTCTCCATTTTTTTACGGATGGCATCAGTAATCAAGGTTGATACCCTCCCAGGCAGAGGATGATATGCAGCTTCCCATTCACTGATAGCTTGAGAAAGCACGATATATCTTTCCTTTTCTTCTTCACTCAGCAATTCCATATCTCCCAAGTCTGTACCTTTAACAGTGATGGCTTCCATTTCCGCTTGATAAGCACGGAATTCTTTATCAGTCTTTATTTTCATAACACGTACCTCCTATATAGTTTTTATTTTTTTCTCATCAATAGAATCATAATCAGCGTGAGTGCCGACAAAACGGATGTCAACATTACCGGCAAAAAATACGACTAAAACGATGAGACGATATTTGTTGCCTCTGATATTGAATACATAACGGTTATTTCCTACATAATCTGCAGACAAATAGTCGTTTTTCAAATCATTATGGTTTTTCCAGGATGCCTTTGTTACTTCGTCCACCCATTTTTCCAAGGCAGATTGCGCATCGTTATGCTTTCTACAGAACTTTTCTAATTTTTCAGAACCCGTTATATTCATGTTTCTTTTATTTGTTACAAAGGTACATATAAATTCCCAAACAGAGAAGTTTTTTCTTTAAAATCTTCCCTTTTTGGGAATTATTTAACATTATGGTTACTGCTTATATACCCGTTGGAAAGCAAATCCTCAAAAAAATGCTCCGGGGTATCAGCTCGGACTACATGCCCCGTCTGGTCATGGAAACGGTCGGCGAAATGGTACATATATTCCTGGTCGGTACATTCACTGTCGAAACGGCTGCTTTCACGGAGTTTGGTTACAAAGTCTGCAGGGCAGGAGGCGGCAATTATACCGCCATCCTGCAAAGTGTAAGTTGTCATCATATTATGCTAATTTTTTGGTTCTCAATTTGAAAAATACTTTTTGGTCGGCTGTCAGAAAGGGGATATTTGAAAGCGGGCATCCCGAATTCACCATGCCGTATTTTGCAAAGGTAATCATGTTGGCGGCAAACCGTATCCAATTTTCCATCTTTGTGAAATTGGTGGTACCCGAATGCTGGCGAAATTCAACTGTGCGGTGGCGTGCGTAAGCCTCAAGGTTCAATTTGTGGTAGCGGTCGTTTCCAAAGGCTGAACGTAGCTGCATGATGTTCTCTGCCTCCGTTATACTGCGTTCTGAAATTCCGGTAAGGCATTTGCAATATCTGTTGTTCCGGCGGGTACCCGGCATAAAGGAGTCGATTACCGGTTCGAGGCGGCGGTAAGTTATTGCAAGGTTGCGCCAGGTTTCAATGGTAAAGTCTGCAGCGTCCATGTGTATATGAAGGCCGCAGCTGTCGTTCACCTTCACATTGCAATAATCGAGCACCCAGCATACCTTCTGAAGTTCCTGCAATCCGGCTTCCCCTTCAAGTATCGGGCTTACCAGCTCGAAAGTATCGTTCCCTCTAAGACTTCTGTCTGTAACCAGCTTCCAATGGTCGCGGGTGTTATGGTTGTAACCTTCCACTGCAACTGCAATTCCGGCCTCACGAAGTTCACGGGCAAGAACTCCCTTTTCGCAGTTATATGCCTCTATCTCGATGCCGAAACGTCTGTTGAAAGTATAGTCCAATTCGGGGCAGGCTGCGATGGCCGGTTGCTGGCCGAATCTTCCGGCTTCCAGCATTTTCTTATATACGTTCTGCACGAAACCGTAATTTCCGTTTGTTACCAAATCGGCTACCTGGCGGCGGGTCAGACCTAAAAGAAGGAGCTGCTGTATCTTTGCCGTCTTTGTTATGCTCTGGTTAAGAATGTTTGTAACTTGTTCGTTCATAATGTTTTATCCTTTATTTTTCGTACAGCTAAGGTAACACTATTAACGCGCATAACGTAGTAATATCTTGTTTATTATCAGTGTATTAGCTTTGTTTAGCTTGAGTAAAAGAATGATTATTTCTCGTGGTAGGGATGACGGAAAAGAGTAATCATGAGTAGCTCCTGGTCGCGAACTTCGACAGCCCACGACCAGGATGGAAATAAACAACATGAACAAAAAGTTTCTGAATTATTTAATGATTGGCACAACAGTATCAGCTACTCATTAAGGGAAGGTTTAGCATTGAACAAGTCGGTCGCGGCAGAACTGAACATGAGTGTCCAACCTATGGATTTGAATTCGGATGAGACAAAAGGGATAATGTCATGATTCTCCGATATCTTATCAAGCCATGGCAAATCCTCAGACCGTGAATCAAAAATAAGCCTTTTTCTGAGTTCCGCAAGGAGAGACAATGTTATTTCAGAAGCAATGGCCGTCTCAACCATGTCTGCGGAATCCGAAACTTTCATGGCTATGGTGGCGGCAAGTTTCTGGCTGTCAAGAATGGAGTTGTGTGTGTCACGGCTTGATGTGAATTCTCCGAAATCCACGAACAGATAGTTGCCGGTAATATTATCGACGCGCTTCTTTACGTAATCGTATGACTGCCCGAAAACAAGATTCTCAAGTTCGGGCATTATCGGTTCCGGGAGTTTCTTGACATACCCAAGCAGTTCCGCATATTGGATAAAGTCACTTGAGCCGTTGGCGAACATGGAGACAACCCCTTCCTTTTTGGGAAAACGGGCAAAATATCTGAGCAAATCAAGTATCATAGGATTTCATTTATTATGTGAATTGGAAGTCTGGTTTCTCTCGCAATATCCGCTTTATCCATTTTGGCCGCATGCAGGCTGCGCACCGTGTCAATAATTTTTTTCCGGAGGATGGTCAAATACTGGATGACATTCATGTGTTCGATGGTTTCAATATCCCCAAACCCGTCTGAACTCAAGTTGTACAGAGACTCAAGTGCACCCGTGGAAATGGCAGAAACTTTGGTCTCCTCAAGTTCTGTAAGCAACTTGAACTCAGTTTTGGTAAACAGATAATTGATGAAGGCCTGAAAATTGAAGGCTATGGGAATAAGCTCATCCATCGGCAGCCCAGTGAACTTCTGTGCCAACTTATGCGCTCCGGCAGATGAATACCGGTCCGGATAGTAAAGGATAGCGGCCAATAACGGAAGCTGCTCTTTCGGACATCCAAGGAGACCACGTGCCTCAATGAACTGGAGTGCCGTAAGCGAGCAAGTAAGACGGTTGAACATGGTTTCTATATTATAGGCAAAAAAAGTTTCATCCTCAAGATGTATCGCCGGAACCAGTTGTTTGCAGAAACATGAGTCGACTGCATATTTGTAGTCCAGTCTGTCCAGATACCTGGATATGGTTATTCCATGCAACCGGTGTGGTGGTATCTTCTTACAGAGTCTGTATGTTTCAGAATCCAGTTCCTGGAGTGCTGCATCATTATCCGGATAGACAATCGTGAACGGAAATGTCACCTGCTCTGCAAGCCAGGCCACATTTGCCCATCCATCCGTGTTCCTTATTTTTTGAAGACTCCATCCCATAATCCGGCAAACATAATTCACACGAACCATGCCGACGGATATTTTTCCCTCCGCAAAACTTTGTATATCACGCATGAGCGCTTGGAAGTGATAAGGAGTTAATCCATCCCAGGAATTGGGGATGCTGTATTGCATTCCTTTTGCTATAAAATCTATTGTCAACATGGCATCAGCATTATTATGTCGTCCGGACGGTTAAAGGATGTGTTCGTATCTACAGAGCCGGAACTGTCCGTTGACAAAAGCAGATCTATATTGGCCAGTTCCCGCTTCACCTCTTCAAGCAGAGCGTCTGACAGAGCAAGTAAACGTTCTTGCTCTTGAGTACCATATCGCATAACTTTTGAGTCTTCAAATAAATTGCGAATCGTACTTGGAAAATCGAGAATATCAAAACGCCGCAGGGCAATGGCTATGGTTTGTTTGGCGAGGCACCGTTTGAGCAGACGCAGTACCTCTTCCTTTTTCTCTGCCCGCTCAAAATAGGCCGATATCCCGTCATCCAGCGCTTCGCTCTGGATTGGTATGGTCCGGAAAAAGAACAGATAGGACATGTCTATCGTATACAGCATGTCGAACTCCTCCGTACTCTTTATTTTAAGAACATCAAGCATCTTCTTGTATCTCGTTTCCTTCCAGGAAGGTACAGTTTGACTGTTGTCAAGCAACTGGATGACAGTATCCATGGCATTATAATAGTTCTCGATATACGACCTGCGCATGCTTTCCTGCTCATGCTTGTATATATCGACATCATCCTTACGCTTGGATACAACATCAAAAATGAGCTGTTTGGCCATGGTAAGATTGGCCATCGCAAGACGCAGGGCCTCCTTCAGTTCGCCCTCGTCTGCCGTCAGATCGGTGTAGACATCTTTGGTAAGGATGATAACCATCTGCTTTTTTGCAGAAATGGCAGACGAATTGAGCTGGTCGAAAGTGACATTGCTCTCTGCATAGGGAGCATACTTCCGGAATTCCGAAATGGTGGTAAACAGTTCTTCCAATATTCTCATGACTGTTGCTGATTTAGTCTGTTTTGAGGTGAAACATCTTCCTGGCGTGCCGGGACTTCGCGATAGAATCCAAGACGGTACCCCTGGCTGTACAAATGGGGAAAGTTTATCTGTACGGCCATATTGAACGGTTCGGAGCAGATTTCGTCTTCCGATGTCAGTGACATTATGTATATCAGATAGTTGTAATACGCATCGGCTCCTGATTTGGATATGACCCCGTCCTTGCTGACACTGGATATGGAGGAGTCAAGTCCCACGCTTGACAGCAGCACCTCATCGGCACGTTTGTCATAGGATATCAAGGCATCGATATATTCCTTGTATTTCAAATCAACCGTCTCTATCTTCCAGCGTTCCTCTTCGCCCTGGCTGTTCTTGAAGCTGATTGTCGCATATGCCTTACCCTGGTTGTCTGCACCGGACAGATAGCGGGAGATCTTGCGCAGTTCAGACTGCAGATACTTTATCAGGGTGGATTCCTTGAATTCCGAACCAATCACGATGCCATTGTACATCAGTTCTTCCTCATTGTTCTTCTTGCGCCGTTTATTCTCGTCGCAGAGTTTGGTTATCTGGATCCTCTTGGACTCAAGCCAGGCATTGGGGATGACAATGTGTATCTTGGCGGCAAGCGAATTACGTAAAAAGGAGTTGATATAATCAGCCGTATCGTTGGAACCCTTGATGTAGGACCTGGTACCGGCATGGGTTTCGTTCACACCGTAGAACTCATCCACGGATTTTTCCCGGTGATGGGAAATGGCCGCGAATCTGTAATTGGCAAGCTCCGAAAAAGAAAACTTCGGATAGATGCGGAAAGTGGAGGTGCCATACCCCCAACGCCCTACGGCAATGTAGCGGAAATCCCGGTAGTAGACAACATCTGTCGCCACATCCTTCTTGGTGGTGGCCAGCCGGCAATGTCTGTTCTCCATGGATTCAAGGCCGGCAACGGGCATCGTCCCTCTTGCTTTTCCCTTTGTGAAGCGCCACTTTACGAAACAGTCCCTGAAATAGTAGTAGTTCTTGATGATTGATTTGGCCACTTCCTTATAACCCGATTCAAGACCGCGCTGTTCCCAACTGTTGAGCCAGTCCATGATTTCCGGACAGTCAACCCACTGTTTCTGAAGTTTCCCGTCCACGATTGCCGGCTTGTACACGGCAAGCCCATGACCATACAGCATGCTGACCTGCTTGGCAATCAGTCTCGGCAGAAGCCGGTTCTTCTTTATGTCGGACGCGACTTCCTCGCATTTCATGTTGTTGAAGCCACGGCTGCACACCTGGAATCCCTGGATGCTCTGCCACTGTGTATCCGGAAGACTTCCTCCACTCAGGGGGAACATCGGGTCCGGTTCCAGGACTGAAGCCATTGGCCTGTCTCCAATCTGGAAGGATATTACATTGTCATCGTCAAGATAGCAACCGAAGTTGCCTACCATTTTGAGATTGCCTTTACTCATAACCAATCTATTTTATGAAGTTTGAAACCATCTTGAGGAAAGCCCATGTACCTGATGAGAATACGGTAGCACATCTTGGGTTCCCCGTCTGCGTCTGTAAACAGAAAGAAGTTATCACTATCTATACTGAATCTTTCTTCAGGCAGTTGAGTACGCCATCTGCATCCTTCTTTAACTGTCAATGTGGCTGATGCCTCCCCCTTATGCCTGGAACACGGGAAGAAGGCAATGGTAAAGCAGCCGTCAGGCAGTTTTGATATCTCCTTGGCCCATTGCATCGCTTGAATACCGGTCATTGTCATTTCCATGCCCGAAAGTAGCAGGTTTCTACTGCGGGAAAAAGGACGGGAAGCACCCTCCGTCATATTTCCGAGGAACCTCGAAGAATGCCTTGCAACTCCAAAACTCAGCGGTGCGTGCTGAACAGCGCCTCACGAAGAAAACGCTTTCCTTTTTTAAAAACATAAAAGTCTGGTTTCTAAATGAAAGGCGTTTGTTTTAATGTCAAACGATACCATTATTGTATCTTTACTGACTATTTTATAGTGAAAAACAGCTGTTATATAGCCAGATTATCAGGTAAATTGTCCGGCATGGACGATAATTCACTCAACACTTTGTTTCCATAACGCCCGAAAAGAAGATAAATCAGGGCACTGGGAAGCTGCGTTGTCAGTCCGGCCTGGTTCTTGAGAGGCACTTTCTTTTCCGACGATTTGTCCAGCTCGATGCGGCCTTCCGTTTTTTTCAACGGTGACAGCATAATGGCACTGCAAAGGTTCTTGCATTCGTTTTCGTCTATCAAAATTTCCGGCAAGGCATTGCTCCGGCCTCCAAACATAAGAAGCAACAACTTGAACTGTTGCCAATGATATACGGTGGCCTGCCCTTCGTTCATCAGTTCCACCTCAAAGCCATAACTTTCCAACTCACGTTTCAGGACACGGCTGTCGGTGGTAATTTGCTCCAGTTCCTCGCGGCGTTTGTTCCCGGCACGGTCAGGGTAGAGAATGATACGCTTATTCAGGGAATCAGCACCGAAAAACTCATAGAACTGACGGGCGAGTTCGGGCTGTTCATCCGGGTAACAGCAATAGAGTTCCTTTATAATACGGAGCTGACGGCCGTATTCCTTTTCCTGCCCGACAACAAGGCTGGAAAAGTGGCCGGGGTCATATCCTACCAGTAGCTCGTCACGCTTGTTGTAGTGCTTCAAATAGCGGGCTGTGAGTAGAAAATGTTCCCGCAGGTCAAGTCGTAGAATGGATTCATAAATATAGCTGTCTGCATACTGATGTTTCTCCTTGTTGTAGTTGGCGAAGAACTTGTTGATAACCTCCTTATGGCGGATAGCGCAGATGGAAGTGAGGAATTCGTCCATATCCAAGGTCTCAAGCTGCGTCTTGAAGAACTTCGGACCGAGAATATCCTTGTTGCAGAAGGAACTGGCACGGACGTACAACGTGGCGTTACGGCGCATGTCTGCCAGGCGGGGCTGCCATAAGGATATGATGCGATCCTGCTTGATGATTTCAAGACGGATACGCTCAAGGGTAACGGGGTTAGTCGTTTCCCGTTGTGAGTTTATAAGCTTGTATTTATGATAGATAGCTGCATTCACATGAAGCGCGACTGTAGATATTTCCTCCATCAGTTTCGTATCCATGTTCTTTTCATACTCCTCGAACCAGTCATCTTCACCGAGATCCACACGCGCGGTATCGGATACGCCCGTGATACCTTGGTAATAAGGTGACCGGCGTATTTCGGCACTGGCACCACGGAGGGAAGGGAACAAGCGGGTTTTCAATTTCTCCCCTTTGTTGTGTTTCATCTCTTCAATGATGGCGTGGACGGCAGAGCGTCCGGCAACGGACTCCGGCTGATCCGAACTTACCAACTGGATGTGATGGCCATCCCGGAAAACGACACTGTGTTTGGGGTAGGATATGGGATATCGGGGCTTGCGGAAATGAGAAGGGAGCTTATTTTCGCCCACCACATAATCGATGCCATACTCCAGCATGGAGCGCACCTTCCCACCTACGGTGACTTCTCTGGAGAAATAAGCCTGAAGGTTGGGCCATACGTTCGTCATCAAGGCAACGTAGGTCTTATGTACCAGGAACGACAGCTCGCCTGGCATGTCATTGGCCACACGGATGATGCGAGGGCCGGTGATACCTTCCGTCTTACCACCCGCACGTGCCACCTCGGCAAATATGTTGTTGGCATCAATGACATTGACCAGTATCTGCATCTGGTTCATGTAGTATTCCTCAAACCGGGAAGTGATTTCAATATCTGTTTCCATCTCACTCTTCATTAAGTTCTTCGTATTCAGCTTCCTCAATATCCGCATCGCGCAGCAGGCGCTTCTTCTCGGCCTTCTCGATGGGAAGGTTCTCTATCAGGTTCAGATAGAAGCCTTTATTGTGCTTGGAGGCAATCTCCTTCAGGGAGGCCTTGCTGTATCCCAGGTCTTCCGGAGTAAGTTCGGGAGATATCAGGAAGACGATCCCCAGATTACGGTCGGCTTCGGCAATCTCGGCAGCACGACGACGGCACTCCAGGGCGGCGGCATAGCACTTGCCCTGGGTTTTGTAGTCACCGGCAGCCGCACATAGTTTGGCAAGATCCTCGTACTTGTCGGCATAGTTGGACTCCCACACCTTGATGGACACATTGTTGTCGATATTGAAGTAATTGATGGCCGCATAAATGCGTGCCTTACATGTACGTTCATCCACATTAATCTGCTGCTGGGCATTGATGCGCTGGCGCAGCTGCTTGGCGGCACGGGTGATGTTACGCTCGTATTCGTAAATCTCCGCCGCCCATTGCAGCTGCTTGAGGAATAACTGCACATCGGCAGGAATGCCATCACACTTCCCGGTGGTGAGGAATGCGGATATCAAGTCCGGATGTATCTTATCAAGGGTGTCGAGTCTGGTCATATTCCAAAGAGTTGGTTTCTTAAGTCTTTGACTGTCCGTTCCTGCTTACGTGTTTCCAAGGTCTCAATGGCCGACACATCACCGGTCTCGGCTTTCTTGGCAAGTTCGGCATCGATATTGTATTCTCCCAGGGCACAACCGTTACGGTAGGCGTCGTAATATACATCTCCGGGCATCAACAAGCGGACTGTCAGTGCCGTCCTTTCCTTTCCACGCAGGCCGAGAAGCGTACATATACGGTGGGGAGTGTATCCCAAAGCACCGAAAGTACGCACTTGGGATACATATTCATCGCCTATCAGGACGGCTTTATCAGTGTCTGAAGTTAGAGTGAGTTCCTTTTTCATTTCAACAAGGATTGGGTATCTGTAACAGAAAGAATTTCTCCATTCCGGATTAACTGGACGGGCTGCTCAGAGAACATGGCGCGGTACCGGTGAATGGTGGCTGTAACATATTTCGGGTCTATCTCCATAGCATGACAGATACGGTCTATCTGCTGGCATGCCATGAGTGTAGAACCGGATCCGGAGAAGATGTCGAGGACTATCTGACCGGGAGTGCTGGAGTTGGATATTGGATATGCCATAAGGGCTATGGGCTTCATTGTCGGATGTATGGCATTGCGCTGCGGCTTGTCGAAATTCCAGACAGTAGTCTGCTTACGGTCGGAATTCCATTGATGTCCGGCACCCGGTTTCCAGCCATAGAGACAAGGTTCATGCTGCCATTGATAATCCTGGCGTCCCATCACCATAGTATTCTTTACCCAGATGCAGCATTGTGCAATCTTGAATCCCACTTTCCTGAGAGAAGCCCGGAAATTCTCGCCTTCACTGTCTGCATGGAATATATAGTAGGATCCTCCCGGCTTGAGTACGGCGAACATGACAGAGAACACCTGCCTGAGAAAGGTGGCGAACAAGTCGTTTTCCATGGAATCGTTCTGGATGGTGAGTTCCTCCTCTGTACCGCCTTCATAGTTCACGTTGTACGGTGGGTCTGTGACGCACAAGTCCGCATGCTGCCCGTTCATCAACGCCGTGATGTCCGATTTGGAACGGCAATCGCCACACATCAGACGATGGTTACCGAGCAACCATATATCGCCGGGTCTGGCAATTACAGTATCTTCAGATGCAGGAACATTAAAATCAATGGCATCTTCCTGCACATTTTCCGACTCATGTTCTTGGGCAAAAAGGGGGGAAACCTGCCCGAAATCAGTGGTCTTGACCTCATAACCCAGGTTGAAGCGCTGCAGGGTGTCAGAATCTATATTATATTTTTTGAACAGCAGGGTATCCGGATTCCTGGTGGCAAACTCGGAATTATAGGCTGCGATTTCCTCTACCGCTTCCTTCTTGTCTGCCGCAAAAATGGGTTCATAAGGTATTTCCGGTATTGTAAACCCGGACTTGCGCAATGCAAGCAGTGCCTTCCGTCTCTGATGGGCATCGATAATCCAGAGCTTTCCGTCCGGATCCTGCCAGGCTTTGAACGCATACTTGAAACCACGGGTGATGATAAGCATCTGCAGTTTCGATAATTTGTCAGGATCAGACTTCTTGAAGTCCTCCTGAAGCTCCAAGAACGAATCCAGCGGGGCAGTAGGCAAACCACCCAAATTAAATACTTCTATCAGCTTTTCCATTTTACTTCGAATTGAATTTTTGCAATATTGCTTTGAACAGTGATTCCCGTTCACGGTGACGTCGAAGATTCTCCTTGTCTTGGGTGCGCTTGTTTTGCCTGTCAGCGCGTTTCAGGTAACACTCGTATCTGCGGATATTGTCCGTCACATTCTTATGCAGGCGCAGGAACTCCTGCGGGTCCGTCTGCAGCAGCTTCTCCAGTTGTGCTCTCTCTGACTGGTGGGCTATGAGCGGATGAATGTAGAGGAACTTCCCAGTGTCGTTGAACGATTGCAGCTCATCGAATGCCTGGAGATTACGGATACGCAGTTCCACCATGTCCATGATGTCACGCTTCTGCGGTTTTCTTTCCAGACTTTCGTCGAGCTGCTTCATCTGTTTCCAAGTGACCACACGGTCGTTGTAGATGAGTGTGGCTATTTGGACTTGCGGGTCGAAGAGGTTGTCCCAGTCGATTTGCGGGTATTCCTCTTGTTTTTGGACTTTTCCGGAGTTTCTTTGGCCGGCTCTTTTTTTTTTCTCTTCTTCCAGCGCCTGCTCAGTCTCCTGGGCACGGGCTTCCGCTTCATCCCTGGCTTCCTCCGCTTCATCGGCACGCTGTTCGGCTTCTTCAGCACGGGCTTCCGCTTCCTCAAGCGCTTGTTTCAACTCTTCTGCCGAGTTGTCTACCGGAGCTGTTTCAGGCTTTTCAATGTCGTCATGTGGACCGGTTCCTTCAGCATGTGTTGTTTCCCCTTTGGGCATTTGCTGTTTTTTTTCGGCCGGTTTTTCCGCAGCAGGGGCTTCTGTTTTCTTTTCTCCGGCATCTTCTGCCTCTTTTGCGATCATAGCCCGGCGATACTCACGTATCTTCTCACGTGTAGCACAATCTAACAGTGCATAAAGGATATCATCGGCATAACGTTTGGGATTGCGTGAGAATGTGGCAAGCTGCGGAAATCCAGGAACTTCTTTAGCCAGTAACTCAAGGTCATATTGTGCCACATCCGGATTCCGGAGAGCCACGAAATGTGTCTTCTTTTCTTTGAAACTATACATAACATACAGATTTAAGTCTTACAAGCCAACACGCTGCCTATAAGGGAATTCTGCTGACTTGTAAGAGGTGTTTTTTACTAAGCTGTCTGCACACGGCTGCCGGATACCTCGACAAGTGTAGAGGTATCAAGCACCATGAAGGTGATGGAAGAACCCGCTTTGGCTGTCCAGGTAGCTCCATCCTCAAGCACAAAGCTGTTGCCGTCGGCAATGGTGGCCGCCTTGTCGGTACCGGTACCCTCAAGTGTGATGTAACGTCCCTTATCATTGGCTGTCAATCCGCTGACAGTGGAAATGGCGTATGTGCCTTCACTGCCATCGGGGATGGTATAACGGTTGTTGGTGGATTTAATGGCAAGTGCCGTTGCGCCAGCCGTGTGAGCAGCTGCCGGAGCACGGACAATATCGCCCGTATACTTGTAGTACTGGTCAATGCTTGTACGTGTGAAGGTATAGGTTACATAACGCCCGTCCTTGTCATTTTTGGACTCGAAGGAGGAGAGTACCATCGGACGGTCATAGTTGCCGAGGATGTACCACTGCGCATCGCCCACTTCCTTGAAAAGGATGATGAACTTGCCTCCGGCATGCTGTTCAATGAAATCGAGCAGCTGGTCACGCATGCCGCCCATGACGGCAACAAAAGTGTTGGTACCGCTGGTGGTAATGTCACCCTTCTCGCCGGTTGAAGTGTAGGTGGGAATATCGTGAGCCGCAAAGTACTTCATGTATTGTCCGGCTTTCATCGGGATGGTGCTTATCTCTCGTTGCTGGTTAGGAAGCGGAAAGGGCACATCGGAATTTACCTGGTCGATATCCACCAAATAAATCTTATAGGCGATGTTTGAGCCATGCGTCTTACGGTCGGATACATCGTCCACGTCACCGATGACCATCATGGCGGCCAGTGTGGTACCGGAAAATCCGTAAATTCCCAGCACAGAACCGGGAGACATGACCATGTCAAGAATAAACACGAGTGCCAGAAGCACCATCAGCGAAAGGAAAAACCGGACCTGCATCTTACGGGCGGCCTGGTTCCCTTTACGGAAAGGATTTGAAATTCTTTTTGCTTTCATAAAATTTTAATTTTTAAGTTATAAAAAACACGGAGCGGGCTTAAGTGGACCCGCCCCGCGCTACCTGAAAACAATCTGTTCTTATAGACAACCAATTATCTGACTCCAGGAATGTTGGGCTGGAGTGCAGCGTTCACTTTGCGTACACCGCCTACCTGACGTTCCAGTTCCAGGAAGTTCCCCTTGCTGTTCAGGATTACCATGATATAGTCACCCTCTTTGGTAGGAGTATAAGCTTCCGTAATATCGGCGAACTTGTCCGACTTGGCGATGGTAGTGGCATTCTCTGTGCTGCCACATTCAATGATGTAGGCTACACCGGCTTTGGCTCCCGTAATGTCCGTAATGGCTTTGGCGGCAGTGTTGGCCGCTGTTATCTGCCAGAATCCCTTTGAAGCATCGACAGTGGTCGCGTCTGCTGCCATATCGACGGCAGGTTTGTTCATGAAGATCTGTTGCCATTCGTAATTGTTGGCCTTCAGCTTTTCCAGGCTGTCAAAACGGCGGCCGGTGAACGAAGCGGCGGTACCTTCTTTCCAGGTGGACCATGCCTTTACCAGTTCCATGTCCTCTTTCACCTTGATAGAGAGCATCTCGCCCGGTACGAATTCCAGGAACTGGAGGTTGCCCGGAACATCCATGAACATGAGGGGAAGCTGACCGAGGTAAGGCAACCAGATGATACGCATATTTGTGTCAGGTACCACATTGCGGTAACTGTCCGGACCGGAAAAGTCAATGTCCTTTCCATATTTGGCGCGGACATTCTTAATCCACCAGGGAAGATGGGTCTTATTCAGATAGAGGACGTGGCGGTCAAGATCCATGTCTTCTGTGCAGGATGCCACCACATCGCCGACAAACTCCTGAACGGAATCCAACATGTTGGAAGCCGTGTAGCTGCGATAGGACTCATCGTCATGGGGAAGAATCTTAAACTCATGCATGTAGCGGACCAGTGTGTATATGATTCCGGTCGATGCGTTCAGGTAACTGCCTGCGACACCCGTTTCCGGCTTGACATAGATACCCCGCATACGGCGTTTGTTCTGCTCCACCTGCGCAGTTTCCAATGAGTTCAGGATGCAGAACTCGATCATGTTCCACTTGATAGGATCGGAGCCTTCCTTGTTCAGATAAGCGATGTACATGCGCTCCAGTTCTTTCATCGGACCGAACTTGAGCTTAATCATCGCATCATCCACATGACCCATCTCGTTCTCAAGCTTCATGTCACCCTTCCAGATTTCACCCTGCTGGTAAGCTTGGGAAACTTCGGAGAAGAAGGCATTGAACACGAGGTCATGGTCCTGAATCCCATAGCGGACGGGAAAATACTGCGTGAGGTCGCGGACTGCGAGTACACGGGCAATCAAAGCGTCCTGGCGCAGGACCACATACTGGTTGCCCACACCGGCTGTATCCACCCCTTCGTAGTTCGTACTGAATTCTCCGACTGCCAGACGTTTGGCGTCAAGCATGCCGTTTTTGTGCAGATAATCGTAACGTTGCTGCAGTGAACGGGAGAAAGTAACGGCCTGGCGACGGAAAGCGGCTCCTTCATTATCTTCTTCCCATGGACCGTAAGAAGAAGCGGAGGCCGGATTGGCAGCAATTTTGTTCCAACGTTCGGACATGGAGAACATCGGATTTTCAATACCGAAAAGATACCGGGAACGGTCTGCCGGTCCCGTGAACATGATGGAAGCGGCTGTCACTGTCTGGGAAGGGATATCATCCTCCGCGCGGTTGTTCATATTGTCAACCAGGCTCTGCACAGCAGTGGCCAGTTGCACCAGACCTTCACCGTTGGCTGGCTGTGAAATGGTCTGCACCGGTCCATTCCCGCCGTTTCCCTCTTCCGTGGCTGTTGAATTGGTTTGTACCGGATTGACGATACTTCCAAGAATGGACTGTACCTGGTCAATCTGTTCCTGGGTGACGGCAACCGTTTGCCGTTGCGCCGCCTGGTCCGCAGCCAAGTCATCCTGAAGGATAGACTGATACTCCTGATTATAGGAGTTGACTATCTGTCCCCATTCTTCCTGGGTCAGTTGATTGGCTTTCGCTTTGTCCAGCAGATTCAGTTTCTGCAGGACGGTCTGAATTCTTTCCTTTAAATTCATGATAAACAAAAGTTAAGTTATAAATAGTTGAGAGCACTTCTTTTTATATTCTCAATCTCCATATAGCTGCGACCGAGTTCTACAGCCTTAGCCACAGCTTCGGGAAAAGTCATGGAGGCGTCAACCAGCCCTTTATCGATGGCATGCGGAGTATCGAACGTTTCACCACGGAATACCGGATCGTCTTCCGGCAGGTTGCCCAGTTGCGGTCTGGATGCAAGAACGGCGGCAAGGAACTGTTCATTGGGTGGATCCAGTTCTTCTTTGATGTACTGTTCCGGTTTCCCTCTGAGCAAGTCATCCGTCTTTTTATTCTTCAGGTCTGATTTCGTGGCTTTGGCCTGGATGAGTTTGAGACCCATCTTTTCGAACCATCCGTCATAGTTACAAGTGGAAATCATGGTTCCTATGCAGCCGATGGTATCATAGGCCGTGAGTGCGGCAATGAAACTGGAATGGCAGGTTATATAATAGCTGGCCGAACAGTTGCACTGCTCCACCAATGTCATGACAGGCTTGCCGAGTGAGCGCATCGTTTCACTGAGTCTGTCCATATACCATGCTTCCCCTCCCGGAGAGTTCACATGCAGGAAATGGCAGGTTATGGCCGGATTGGCTTCTGCCGCAAGCAGGTCCCGTTCGAACTGCTTGGAGGAGAAATACCACTGACAATCTGAGGTGATGAATCCCCAGATACGGTGATAGGCGATACTGCCTTCAGGAAGTTCGTCAGAAGAGAAGTCATCGGTGACGGTTATACCCTGGAGTTCTGAACGGGCCTTCATTTCCTGCTGAAGAAGTGAAAGGGCCTTTTTCGATGTCTCTTTATATGTGGGAGGATTTTCATTGAAGAAAAAGGATGTCGGCTGCAGACTGTCAGTGGACACCAATGGAAAAGCCTCTATCATGGCAGAAGACAAGCCCTCTGCCGTGATAAGAAGCCGGTGTATATTTAAAGTAAGAAGCTGGCGTAGATAAGTTCTGTTCATTGCGTATCTTTTCAGCGAAGATAGGCAGCCTGCAGAAAGGGGTGAAGGACGCTACAATAGCGGGGAACTGAGCATTTTGCATTCAATTTTCAGAGTCGCCGAATTCAGATTGGGCGATATCGAGACAATGGCGGGTATTTTTTTGTCCCCGATCCGGAAACTCCGGTGCCTGGTGTCAGTGAACTCGACAATGCAGAACCTGCCTGCCAGGAAGTCTTTCATCACTCCGGATGGAGGAAGGCTTATGCTTATATCTTTATTGCAATTGAAACAGCGGCCCGCCTCTGAAGATTCCGGTACCGGAGTAAACTCAAACTCATCGGCCATGAACCGATAGACATCCTGGCGCATGTTACTCACCGGATAGACTTTAATCTGAATGGAAAGTTCTTTCATATTAGGATATTTATTTGTAATTCAACAAGTTCGCCATACATAGGACATTTTGTCCGCCATTTTGGGACAAAACGCATAGTTCGGTCGGTGATTTTTTAGCCGTTTTTTAACTTCTTTTTATATTCGCGGCGTTTTTTCCGCTTGCGGATGTTCTCCCGCCACCGATAGAAGTTCTTCAGCAACGCATCCTCACTGATGCTGTCTATGCAATACGCACATAGGAAATTGTGAACGATATCGATATTGTTCAACTCATGCCCGTTCAAGTCGTTCTCGTCCATTGCCGTATGAAGTTCCCGGTTGAACATCCTGCGTATTTCCGTTTCTATGATTTTGGCCGACCGTGGAGACAGATAGTTGTATATTTCCGGATCCTTACCGATACGCCTCTCCGGGAGTATGATAGTCAGATTACCGTCATCTATGGGAGACTGGTTCTGATGACGCCGCGACATCAGTGTCCATATCACATGGTACAAGTCCGTATTGTCAGGAATACGGAAAGGTTCATCCGCACCGTTGTTGTACTTTCCACGCAGATATTCAGCCAGGTAAGGTGTAATTGAAATACTCGTCGTAATCATGCTCATTTCCTTAAAAAAATTTTTTGAAACCGTTTTTGTTTATTTTTGCTTCCAACTGTCCTACAGTCCAACAGCATTATTAAAGTTACTGATTATTATTTAGTTATACAAATTTACTATAAAGAAAATACTGTTGGAGGACGTCCAACACGTCCAACAAGCCGCATTTTTTGCCGTTTTTGTTGGACGGAGCCAGTTGGATGGTTGAAAAACGGCAATCCAACACGTCCAACAGCGTCCAACAAGACAACGCCATTGTAGTATATATATATGATTAAATAGAAAATATATACTACTATACAACAGAGAGTTACATTTTAAAATCCTTTCTCTTGTTGGACTGTTGGACTGTTGGACGCCTCTTTTGAAATATTTTCTTTTCAAAACTCCCTCTATATTGCTTGTCTTTTTATTCCAGGGGGTCTGGGGGATGGAGTAGGGGGGTATCATAAGATACCAGGGTGATGAAACCGAACGAAATGTCCGCAAATCGGAATATAAAAAAGCATTTATTCCCGATGGGACGGCCACCGGGAATAAATGTCTGGTTTGTGATATAGGAAAATGTAACATCAGAAGTCCAGCTCTTGGGGGGCACCGATTGCCCCGATAGGGTCATTGTCGGGATTATTGTCAACACGGGATTCTTCAGAACCGCGTTGCAAATCAATGCTATATAATTCTCTGAAAATTTCGTAGTTGATAGCTATGCAACTGGAATTGGTACACTTCTTCTCAACTTTACGCACCATGTCATTGTTGAGCTTTACCGGAATTCCGGTTTCATTGGGAGTATCTTCCTCGAAACCGCCGCGTGGTACCTCCACGACTTCATACCAATTGAACCGGCGTGCATGGACAAAGCCCAGGTAACTGGGATGGGAGCGGAGGTTCTGCTCGATGGTCGACTGCGTTGAGTCTTCCTGATTATAAGAAGAACGTGCGTACTGCGTATAGATGGTACTGACGCGTAGGAATAACACGCGGGTTCCTGCAGGAATAGGAACCTCCTTTTTCTCTCCTCCGGGCAGCTTGATGGTGATTCGTTCCGGTGTATCAATGGCGAAGTCCCTGCCTTCCCTGATTGCCTTGGTATCAATCATCACATCCATAGCCTTGAAGAATGTGGCCAGTTTATCCGTCTTGGAAATCAGTTCCACCTGGAATTTGATTTTATCGCAGGCTATTTTAAAAAACTCCTCATAAGTGAACGGTAATTTCAATTCTGTATAATCCTCAATCAGTCTGCATGTCGCCAGAAACAATGATGCAGTCTTCATGAGGCGGTCAATCTCACCGGCATTTATCAGCGCCTGCTTCAATTCATCATAGGATTTCTGCTTCAGTGCCCGGAAATGCTGCATTACCAGCGGACGCAGCTGAAGGACTTCAAAGAGGACATTCGACAACCCGATTTTGGCCGGATCCTCTATATCCTTGAGTTTGTTGAAAAGCTCCACTTCCTCCCTGGTCCGGTTTTTCGGTTTGGGGACTTCGCAGACTATAATACGTGACATGAGTGCATTGTCATCACGTTGGGGAGTTTCCTGGCCGCAAATGACAACCGGCGCGTACACCTTGTCGTTTTCTATCTCCTTGCCGGATGTGCCTTTACGCTTCTGTCTTCCATCGCCATCATATACTATTCCTTTAAGTGCCTGGAACTTTATATCTGATATATCCTTATTGTTGTATTCATCAAGGACAACCGGTACATCCCGGAAAGTGCTCATCAATGTGGACATGGCAGCATCGGTACCGATGTTCAGGTTGAAAATCGGTATCTTGGGAGAAATGAACAGGGAACGGATGGATATCGCAATCTGTGTTTTTCCGGATGACATCGGTCCCATAAAGAATGGCGCTGTAAACAAACGGTCTATGCAGTGTATATTGCTTCGGAAAGCGCACATGATGGCAAAGAGAATGGCCCATTTCCCGTTGTCGTTGATTTTATATACACGGTCCATCAGTGAGGCCCATTCGTCGAAAGTGCAACGTTTGTCTATAGGGATTTCCTTATAGACAAGCTGTGAAATAAGTTCATACTTGTCGGACTGCTTGCCGGAACCGGCATATATGGTGGAGAATGCCGGCAGATAATAGTTCTTGCCATTGTGGGTGACCACTCCAAGCTCATTTACCGCATCAAATCTCGGTATTCCGTCAACAACATGGAAGATGCCGTTGGCAAATGCAAAAAACAGCTGGTCTTCCCGTCGGGAAAAACCGTCTTCCTGCTGGTTTCCGTATGTGATAATTTCTCTACAAGTAATATAATTATTGCTCATATATGTGCGTATTTTTTCCCAATGTTTTTCTTCACCATTGTAGAAATTTACAGCTTCCAACATAACTAATTTTTCTACAAGAGTGCTTTTCTTGGCTAAAACCTTGGAGTTTACCTCAATATAAAGTGGCGTTTTGAATTTACGACGATTTATTCTAAGGACACGCTTGTTTTCCTCGTCGTTATCTGAGTAAATATGCAAGAGTGGAATCATGTAGAAGTCACCCACCAAAGTGTAACCCGACTTTTCATTCTTGAAGAGATAGCATACTGGCTCCCCCTGCTTGTTGAGTTTCGGATAGTAATTGAATTCTTGAAACATCTGCAGATATTCCGGATTGTCCTGGACATAACGGGGAAGTTCGTTCGGATCATAATTATCTTCAATATAATCGTCGTCTGTCCGCTGTGCATTGATGAGCATGCGTGACTTACGTTTGGCCAGGTAAGGTCTGACTATTTCATTCAAGGCTTGCTTGGTCAGCCCCAGGCAATTCTGAAAGTAGGTAAAATTGATGATGCGTACCGAATCTTCCGCGTAGCTGATTATTTCAGCACAACGTTCGATATAGGAAGTACGTTCGCCATTATAGGTCTTAAAAAAACATTTGTGCAGGAATACGTAGAATTTCACAAAGCTGAAAGTCTCGATGATATCGTTTGCCTCCCCATCCATGTTTTCCTCGTCGTCACTTCCTTTCTCATCATTATCATCCTGGACATCCCGTTCGACCGTTATGGTGATATTGGAGAGCCCGGCACGGAAAATGGCAGATAATCCGGCAAGGTAACCGGATTCCGTACCGTCCTTTGCAATGGTAAGGCCATCGCTGTCAGAGGTGAACATCTGGCTTGCCTGACGCAACTGCTGTATGTCGTTCATTCCAGGAATGCCATGGACGTATGCTATGGGGGCATCTCCATACAAGGTGAGGAACTCCTGATAATTCGATGTCAGGATGCAAGGCTCATTCCCGCTACGTGCCTCCGCAATCATATCGATACCATATATGCCGGGAGCCATCTTATCTTTCTCCTTGATGGAAGCTGTCTTCCGCTGCCGCAAGATGGAATTCACTTTCCGCTGGATGACTTCCGTGTTGCAGCCGAAAATCCCGGCCATTATCTCTATGCACTTGAGAAGAAGCGTTTCCGAAGGGATGACAGATATGAGGGTTGAAAGCCGTTGCATTGCCTCTTCCTCTCTGTTTGGGTCGGTTCCGGGATTCTTGCCTCGTAAGGAGATGGCAAAATATTGAAGGAAATTCTGTTCCCGGTTTGCAAGCCATTTTCCGGTTTCAAGTTTCTGCTCCTGGGCAATATTATCAGGATCCTTCCCTTCAGGAAGCGGAACTGCACTGACCTGGAAACCCGCACGCAGAAAAGCCTCACAGTTGACCAGTGACGCTTTCAGCCCGGCTGCATCCGCATCATATACAAGTATCACGCGATGGGTGAACCGGCCAAGCAGCTGTATCTGTTCCGGAGTCAGTGCGGTTCCGCTGGTGGCAACGGTATTGCAGACACCGAACTTGTGCATGGACATGGCATCGAACTGGCCTTCGACTATATACGCACAATCATTTCTTGCAATGGCAGTACGTGCCTGGTACAAACCGAAAAGGTGAGTGCCTTTCTTGAACAACGGCGTGTCCCCGGTATTGACGTACTTGCCGGTGTTTTCCTGCGGGGTCAGCCAGCGTCCGGTATATCCGTTTATGTTGCCCTTGATATCAAAATAGGGAAACATGATGCGGTCCTTGAAAGTGTCGAAGGTGAAGTTCTTCTCGCTTCTCTTCAGGATGTCCGTTTCAAGCAGCTTCTGTTCGGAAAATCCGGCTGCAAGCATCTCCTTTTTAGCCAGGTTGCCTGCCGGGGCATATCCAATTCTGAAATCCTTCAGGACCTTGTCATCCAGGCTGAACCCTCTGTCATGCAGATAAAGTTGCGCCTCCGGAAGATGCTTCTCGAAAAAGAATGCGGCGCCTTTCATCGCTATACGCTGCGCTTCACGTTCTTTTACCCTGGCCGTTTCCTCGTCGGACATCACCCGTTCAGGGAGAGAGATTCCCGCACGGCCAGCCAGCCAGGTGACAGCCTCGTTGAATGACATGTTCTCATGATCCTGGACAAACTGGATGACATCCCCTCCCTTGCCGCAGACGAAACACCTGTATGTCTGTCTTGACGGGCTAACGGTCATCGACGGATGTCGGTCTGGATGAAACGGGCAGATCCCTATATAATTGATACCTCTCTTGTGAAGGGATACAAATTGGCCGATCACGTCCGTAATCTCGTTGGCATCCTTTATTCTCTGTTTTAATTCGTCATCAATCATTGTTCTTCAAATATGCAAAGTTGACGCGCTGCGAATGCCTCCTCCAGTGTTATGCCGAAATACTTCGACAACGCGATATATTCTTCTTGGTTTATATTTTTTCGGCCATAGAAAATATCCCACCAGCGCATCTGGTTGATGCCTACCTCCTGGTAGAAGGCACGGTTGGGCATGAAATTTTCCGGATGCCGGAATTTCAGTCGGAGAATCTCCTGCACCAGATTCCGCTTGACTGTCTGTCCCACTACAATATGCTTCCGGTGCATATATAACTGTACAGCCAATGCGGATCTTCCCAAATGCTCCGCCATTTGTTCCAATGTCTTCTTATTGACATTTTCCCGGACGTATCTGTCCTCATCGGGTTGCCATCTTCCATTGTTCATAGCTTTCTTTCCTCCATATCTGTGTATAGTCTTCATTGAATTCGTATTCAGAGTGCCCGGTGATATAGCAGCAACAGAATTTGATAAATAGTTCCTGCTGCTCCGGTATGACCGAGCCCCCGATATCATAGTAATGCATGACCTTGAGCTTGTCGAGGGCACTATATACCCTCGTCTCAAACTCAAGAAAAGCGTCGACGCCAAGCGTCTCCAAGAAACAGTCTATCCAATCAAGATTTTCCATTCTATATTTCAATAGGCTTTCCATATCATCAAGGACGTTATCTGCTCCTACAGTTCCCGCGTTTCCTTCAGGCTCCCAATGAACAAGTTCATCAGTCTCGCATATAGTCCGGAAGCTTCCTTCAGATTATCCGGATTCTTGCCGGTAAGCTGCACCTTCATATTATCCTTGGAGTAGTCATGGCATATAGCCAAGTGCAGCTCCCGGTTCCGGTCATCAACTACCGAGACCTTCACTTCCTCCACCACACTCCCCAGTTCTGAGGCATCCAACCACAAATATGACTTTTCATCTGTCTTCAGATGGCAGTACCGATGTACCTTGCCACCTTTACGAATTAACTCCACTTCGACGATTGTCGCTACTTGATTGGTACGCAGAATGCGTACTTTCTGACCTTTCTTCATTGATATTTCTTTTTTATTCATTACTGATTTGTTATTAGTCAATTAAAAAGGTCTTGTATTCCAATAGTTAAGCCAATGCCCGAAACAATCACATCGGTTCCCGTCATTTTCCTTACGGACAAAAGCGAGTTTGTTTCTATCAATCAATGGCTTATCGTAAGGGTATTGTTTTACTCTGATTTTATAGGCTCGTAGCGCAAGCCTACGGTTCTTTATTTTATTCATACCTTCTTTTTATTAATCAATTATTTCAAATGTAACTTTTACTTTTTTACAGCGAAAGCCTTTCTTATACATCTGTTTCCATGTTAAACCAGTTCCGTCCAGCCAGTATCTGACACAATCTCTTCGGTAGTACTTTTGAGTATTCATCACAAGTGTACCATCTGGATAAGCTATCATGTACATTATCTCTTTACGCATAATGTTTCTTTCTTTATTGTATTGATTATTCGTTTATATTAGGAACCTGTCCAACTTTTATATAGTAGTCAATGCTTTCAGGTGCAGAGGGTATCTTTCCTTTTATCATATCAACTACATAATTCCATGAACGCATTACGTTCCGATCTAAACATGATTCTCTTTTAGGGGAATCAAGCGCATTTGCTACCATCCGAAGTGTATCAGCTATTTCTTTTAGCTCCCAAAGAGGGACTTTTATCATTTTAGTCAATTCGCTCATATTTAATTTGTTACTCGTTAAATGACTACCATCACATTTCTTTTTATAATAAATATAGTATCCGTTATATAGTATGTGATTGCTTGCCTTTCAGCATCTCTCAGCAAGTCTTTTTTTAAGATTTGATAGTAGGAGTTGGTACACTCTGCGTAAACCATTACCTCTCGTACCCTTTTTAAATCATCCAAAAAAGATTACGGATTATGCTTCTTTATCAACTTAGTTCTCATCTCCTTTTTTATATTTTATCTCAAATACTTTTTTTACAGTATCGCAGATAATGGCCACTATAGGTATTGCACAAACAAGCGCACAGCTAATCCCTCCCCAATCCATTGTTCTATATTCATATTTATTCGATTACATTACAAAACATACACAACTATATGCTCCACTTTCAGGTATTCCCCCGAAGTCAACCCTGATACACAATTCTCCACAAATGACAAATGGCTTATCGCTCATCACCTTGCCATAAACACCATAATGTTCGTGAAATACCTCTGAACCCGGTTTCATCGAGTCCAATGCCTTTTTCATTTTCTCGGAGGTATAAACGGTTATCCATCTGTTGGAATAATTGTAATAAAGCAGTCCGGTATCGAGAGAATCGCACATCTTCAATACGGTCTCTTCCACCTTCTGCCGGCTGAATACGACGCTGGTCTGCAGCTTCTGCACCTTAACGTCCGGAAACTTCTTTTTGAATGTTGTTTTGGTTACCATGATTCTTATTATTAGATTGTTATAACTCTTTAAATTCCTGCTCCATCCGGCACTTTCTTACGTAAAGTCCATCAATAATGTACTGGGTACAATACTTGGGAAGGGGGATAACAACAAGGTCACGAGTACCCCTATCGGCATCGCGATACACACAGCATTCCCTGCTGCTTTTTAGGATTGAATCAAGCAGGGAATCACACTTTTCAATCTCTTCCTTGAGGGTTTTGGCCCTCTCAAACGATTCATTGTTCATATTATCTTAAAAATAATGGTGTGATGTACATGGGGGTGGAAATTTTTGCTTGGTAGAATATCCCATCAGCTCCAGGTTAAAGATGTCCTCTCCGATTTCTTTCCACGCCGAATATACACCATACATACATTCACGCGCATAGAAAGGCGGCTTGTAGGGGTCGCATACGCAGATTATCTGCACATGTGATTTTCTGTTGTATGATACCAGCTTCGTTCTGGAATCATCGAATAAATCTCCAACGACATGTTGGCCAGGGCGGATATTGTAACAGTAACTGTTGTCCTGATACACGTCAAGGGTCTCCCAAGGATATGTCGGGAAATCTGTCATTTTCATATCTTCTCCCATATTACCGCATATTAGATAGACACCCGATTGCAAATCCTATTATCCCAATATTTATCATCAAGACGATAATATCAAAGAGAAAGAGAATTCGGTAAGGTCCGGATGCTTTCCGCATTGCCCAAACACATAGTATCAAGGCGGCCACCAATGCAATCAGAGATGTCCATAAAAAAACAATCACATTACTCATCACTGTCCTATTTTTGCGAATTCATCTATCTTATCTGCCAAAGCATAACAGCCCATCACCTTTTCATAGGATATGATACAGACAATACTGTCACTGTCATGCTCCACAAGAATAGTCCACTGCCCGTCCTTACCGCTCTCAAATACATCAAGTCGAACCGGACGGCTGCGTAGGTATTTCTCATTCATAACCTTAATCTGGTGCTCGATGTCACACTTCAGTGCATCCAGAGAACATTCGTCAGCAATCAGATGTCGGTCAAACTGTTGCACGTATATCTGTAATGCCCTGTCTTTTTTGTTGACATTGGCATAAGTCTTGATGTTGTCTATAAAGTATCTCATAGCATTCAGATTTTATGTATTTACCAAGTATTGCTCCATAAGTTCGGGGATATCTTCTATCATCTTCAGCATGCACTCATGCGGTGCATCGAGAAATGAAATAACAAGGATACTAAAGTCCTGGTCTATCTGCCGAACTTCGTCTACCTGCAGGTAGTCCAGCGCATCAACGGCATCGACGAAAGGAAGATGACTCTTGAGTGCAAATCCACAGTTGCATATTGCTCTGCCCGAAGCCGTCGGACGTGGAATCCACATCCTGAACTGTCCGTCAGGAGTGGAAATGGAAGAAAAACCTTTGTTATTATTCATATATTCTGTTTATTAAGTTAGTAAATCGTCGTCTCATATAGGGGAATCGAACCCCAGTCGCAGCAAATCTTAAGTATACCGCTACCATTTGAATGTAGTATGAGGGGCCGGACTATCTTCGCAGACCGTCACAGCCATAGAATACACATTAAACACAGATGGCACACCTCACGGTGGGCTTATTTCATTTGATTCCGATGCCAGTAGGAAATCATCTCACCCACATTACGAACCTTGATTTTTGCCTTGATATTCTCCCGATGGCGGTTAACCGTACAAGGCGAGATATGCAGCTCTGCCGCAATTTCATCTGTTTGGCAGTTAGAGGCAATGAGCCGGAATACATCCATCTCGCGATCGGTCAGTGCTGTATCAAGCTCCGGTCTGCATATCACCCCTTCATGTTCACATTCACCCCGTAACGGGCATTTGACCTCCTCGAATACAAACTGTCCATCCTTGTTAATGTCAAGATTGTACTGGTCATACTCTCCGAAATTGCATCGGATGAAACGATGAACTACCCGGAATTCATAATGCCACCGGTTCATCGTGCTGCTGGAGTAGAGTTGCATCAGCCGGGCATGTGCCTTGGGGTATCGATCCCGGATAATGGCAAGCATGTGTTCAATAGTTGGGCGGTCGGTGTCCTTAAGAACCACCGCCGACTGCCCGAACTCCTTCATCATAATATCACCTTCAGGAGTGTTGTAGAACTCGATGTTTTGCAACATGACGTTTAGAAATGATTGATATATTAGTTTTGACTATAACATCGTCCTGTTAATTCTTCGAAGGGAATGAAGGAGCTGTACTGAGTCATTAGCTCATTAAAGCATTTTTCCTCTAATGGCTTAAAAGTATTGTTGCGTAGCTTTACATAAAAAGAAGGATACGATATACCACTCTTTTCCAAAAATGCCTTTTTGAATTCTTTTTTTTCTTGTTCGCCCAACGCATCATACTGGTCTTTAAATACCATTTTACTAAGATTTTGTCCTTTTTCCATTATTAGTATATTTTTTAGTCTTATATTTATACTGCAAAGGTGTAGAAAACTATTCTATTAGGCAAGTTTTCTATCCTATATTTGTGATAACGATTACTTATTTATACTTTATCTAAACAATAAAACATGTTTAATGGCTTGAAAATACATAAATTGCTTGAAGAAAGAGGACTTACTAAAGTAAGCCTATTTACCCATATAGGTATATCTAAGAAAGGACTTGATGATATTATAAATGGAGTTCATGCGCCTAAGGTTACTTATGTAGAAGCACTGGCTGATTTTTTCAAGGTACCAATAGATTTCTTTTTTGATAGAGATATAAACTCTTCTGGAATTAATATAGGTCATCAAGTCAAAGGTAATGGAAACAAGGTATCAGGAAATATAACTTTAAGTGAATGTCAGAAAGAGCTTGAACACATGAAAGCCCTTTTAGAAGAAAAGGATAAAATCATAACTGAGAAAGAAAGAACAATCCAAATATTAATGAATAAATAACCTTTAAAATATAAGAGAAAATAGACAGAAATAGACAGAAATAGGCAAATAGACAAATATACAGATATGTAAGTAGTTGTTATTTAAGTAGATATGGAGTGTGTATCCCCTCCCTCCAGCTCCACGGATATAGTAAAAAGAAGTTTGTAAGTCCTTGAATTCCAGTAATTCAGGGGCTTTCTCTTTTCTTCTACTCCCCCTACCTTTTATATTCATTTAGAAAACGGTTGTAGTAAATGTGCTACAATTTAAAATTAATATCTACTTTTGTCTGTTCAAAAATCAATAACTATTAGAAGTGGGGGCAACACTTTAAATTCTGCAACAGATTTATGAAAATTCACGAAGGAAAATGTACAGAGAAGATTTTGAAAGAACGTGAACGGATTGGTAGTCGGTTAGCCATTCTTCGCAAGAAGAGAAATATGACCCAAGAGGAATTGGCTAATCTTTGTGGTGTTAATCGTGTTAATATAGCCAAGATAGAGAAAGGGGCTTATAATGTGAGCATTGATATACTATCTAAGGTAACATCCGCTCTTGGTTTTGTGATAGATATAAAAGTGGATAGCTCTGTTTGTCCGACTCATTTCTCTCAACGTAAACCTGTAAAGCTGGTAATAGGGGAAGATTATTATGTCAGTTTTGGCAATAACGAAGCCCATAGATGTAAGCTGGTGGATATTCCGGAGATGTACCAAGGTCAAAGAATTAAAATCGAAACTCCGACCCCGAGAGGGTCTATCACCCACATATTATTTGCCGATGAAATAGGAACGACACCTGACGAGGCTGTAATGAACCAAGTAACGATGTAAAAACATTAAAAGGGAGGAAGTGCAAGTTCCCCTTTTATTGAAATCACCTTCGCTACAACCATCTGCAGCGAGGGTGATTTTTTAGTTTATGAGGGTTTCTACACCCCCTCTTTCATCAGAGCTATTCAAAAATTTAATGGTTTCTTCTGAATATATAATCTTAAATTGATGGTTCGGAATCAATTCTAAAGCTGGGAAATCAGTAGTGATTAACAGTTTTAGTCCCTTTCTTTAATATGTAAAAGCAACTTGTACAAAAGAAGTTTCTTATGTACGGGATAGCAGCAATAACTCCGTTGAGCCTTCGTGGGGACAAGCCGAATTTGATTTTATAATGTGGGTTTATAAGGTACAGTCTCCGGTCAATGATTTGATAGTTGGCTTGCCGGGCGATGCGATTGAACAGTTCGATGGTGCATCCGGTGCTCTTTATATCCAGTAGCTCCGTGATTACGCGTTCCTGCTCACCGCATAGTCTTAATATCCATCTGTATAAAGTGCGGGGAAGGAGGTGGAGAAAAGGGAAATGTGAAACAATGTGGCTGTGTGCTATCTGCTGGTGGCCTCCGAATGGCATTTGCCAGGCGGGAAATCCTACAAATACAGCTCCGTCGGCAGACAAATGTTTTTGTAGGCCGGAGAGGAACCGTTCTTTGTCTCTGATATGCTCTATCACATCGTGTAGAAGAATCAGGGGAAAATTCGTAGCCTTGTCCTCAAGCTGGAAAATGTCGGTGGAAATGAACTGTCCCTGCTGATGCCTTTGGGTGAAGAAGGTCCTGGCTTGCTCTATTCGCATGGCATCAATGTCTACGCCCATCACCCGGCAACCGGCTTTGGCAAAGGGAAGCAGATTGCCTCCCTCTCCACAGCCCACTTCCAGCACTTTATCGGGGATGTGTCCGATGACTTCCTTTATGTAGGGGATATAATAGTTCTTGCTGGTCTGTGACTGTTCATCAAAGTAGCTTTCCCGGTCGGTATGTCGTTTCTGCATGTTCTTTGTTCCTTCTTGAGTTTGATTATCCATATAAATAGATAATCAGTCGGGTAAAAGACTGCGTGGCGCATCGTTTTTTTACCAGGAAATGCGGAGGCCTACCGGGAGGGTGAATATGAACGGGTGTTCCTTTCGGATGGTGCGCAGTTGGCTGCCGTCGGGGATGTAATAGTTTACAGTCGGCTCCAGATAGATGCCTGCCTGGGGTGTGAGGTGATATTGTATGCCTATACTTGTGTTGACCGACCACTGCCAGGGAGCACTTACCGGATGACTGCCGAGCTTGTGTGGAATACTGTCCGTGACATGGAAGCTTTGGAGTGTCCCTTTTATGGGGATATCCACCTGCATGCCTGCCGTGGCATAACCGGAGAAACGTTTGTAATGCCAGAAACGGTAGGAAAGCCGGAGAGGAATGCCGATATAATGCAACTTCTGGTTGTCTTGAATGCGGAATGCTTCGCCGGTAGTGAACTCCGACCTGAGAAGCGTATATTGCAATCCGGTTTCCAGACTCCAACGCTCATTCAATTTCTTGCTGAGAGAGAGTCCCACGACGATGGGGGCATGATGTTGCTGGTTCTCAACAATCCTGCCGCTGTTATTCTGGGCAATCTGCATGAGTCCGATGGAATCTTTTCCCAGAGTACCCTGCTGATAGCGGGTGTGCAGATAAGAATAATACTCTTCCCACGTGCTGACTTGTTGAGGGAAGTCACTTGAAATGCCGTCGGTATGTGGAGTGGCAATCAGCTTATATAAGTTCTGTGCCAGTTGCGGTCCGAGTGAACCTGCCAGCATCAACTTCCATTTTCCGGATTTCTTCTTGCGGGTTGGCGGCATCAGGGAAGGGGAGAAGACGAAAGCCATCTGTCGGTTGGTGATGGTCTGTCCGGTGAATGGAGAAGGTATGGGATATTTGTGGATACTATCTTTCATTGTGGGTATGGCAAGGGGCCATTCTGTGGAAACTGGAACGGGAGGGATGATTCGTTCCCTTTTGTTCAGATTTTCTTTGGTATAGCATTGTTCGTCGGTTCGGGGAGTATCGGTTTTCTTTGTTTGTTGCGTACTCCCGGCTTGCCTGGAAGAAACTTTGGACAAACGGTTTTCCCTGATACTCTTTTTCTCTCTGTACAGATAGTCATACAGCGTTGGAAAGAGAAGCAATACTGTCAAAACAATGAATACACGGTATCCTGCCAGCATCTTTTTAAGTAAAATTTTCGCCCGGAACAATTGGGAGGAAGAGGAGTGTGGCGCTATACCCAGTAAATCTCCGATTTCTTTGTGGGACAATCCTTCCAGTACTGCCAGTTTAAATACCTTGCAGTAGCCTTCCGGAAGGCTCTCCACTATATCCAGCATCTTATCGTACGAAATGAAATCCGGACAAAAAGGATTTTCAGCAGGCTCTTCCTCTTCCGGAATATCTGTCAATGGGATGGTGGGGGTTGGCATTGGCATGGTTGAGGTATTGCAGTGCCAGGTTTCTCATAATCTTTTTCATCCAGTATTCCAGTTTCTCCGGGTTGCGCAGCGAATGAATGGAAGTGAATATGATGACAAAACCGTCGTGAAGAAGATCTTGGGCTATCGTTGGGTCGGGAATATAGCGTAGGCATACTTTCAGCATTTTCTCTGAATAGTTTTCGTAGAGCAGGCTCAAGGCCTGCCCGTTTCCCTTCTGGCATAAAGTGACAAGAGCTTTTGTATCCATGTGTTTGTCTCAATGTTATTTCTTAAGGATAGAGAAGAACATGAATGACTGCATGGATTTTTATTTTTTAACTAAGCCTCCCGGTTGACTTCTGCTGCACAGTCCGGACAAATGCCTTTCAGTACATAGTTGATGCTGTTCAGTGTAAATCCTTGAGGCAGCTTCACCACCGGAGTGGGAATGTTGGTGAAGCAGAAGGTTTTGTTGCATTTCTCGCAATGGAAATGGGTGTGCAGGTCGCTTACGTCGCAAGAGCAACTGTCGCTGCACACGGCATACTTGAAGGAACCCGTCCCGTCATCTATACTGTGTATCAGATGATGGGAGAGGAATAGGGTAAGGGTACGGAAGATGGTGGATTTGTCCACCGTATCCAGCATGGTTTCAAGGTCGAGCAATGAGACGGAACGGCCTGCCTGCATCATGGTGCGCAATACCAGGATGCGGATGGCAGTGGGCTGTATGTCCCTTTTGGCCAATAGGTCCAAATATTTCTTTTCTTCCATTTTTTCTATTTAATAAGTTTTTGTATGCGTATGGCGTTCACTATCGCAATGAGGGCGACGCCTACGTCGGCAAAGACAGCTTCCCAAAGTGTGGCGATTCCACCGGCACCGAGGATGAGGACAAGCAGCTTCACTCCGAAAGCCAGCGAGATGTTCTGCCAGACAATCCGGCGGGTTTGCCTGCCCGCATGAATGGCGGTGGCCACTCTCGAAGGCTGGTCTGTCTGTATCACTACATCGGCGGTTTCGATGGCGGCATCGCTGCCAAGTCCGCCCATGGCGATGCCCACATGACTAAGGGCAAGAACCGGGGCATCATTGATGCCGTCGCCCACAAAGGCTATCCGGTTGGCAGGGTTGCTGCGGAGTGCCTCGATGTGCTTCACCTTTCCGTCCGGCAGCAGGTCTCCGTATGCCTGGGTGATGCCTAGCTTTTCTGCAAAGTTAGTAACAATGGCTTGTTTGTCTCCCGATAATATCTGAATATTATTGATATTTAAAGCTTTTAATTCTTTGACGGCGTTGACGGCATCTTCCTTTAATGTGTCTGATAGCAACAGATAACCGGCATATTTTGTTCCGATGGCGCAGGCCACAATCGTATCGACAATTGATGACAATTCATCGGGATATTCTATCCCGAACTTAGTCAGCAGGCGGGTGTTGCCCACCAGGACACGCGTTCCATCCATAGTGGCTTGCAGTCCGTGGCCGGCAATCTCCGTAACGTCCGTTGTGGCAATCAGCTCTATATCTCTTTGTTTGGCATAGCTTATGATGGCTTTGGCTATGGGGTGCGTACTGTTTCGCTCTGCCGAGGCGGCAAGCTGTATCAACTTCTCTTCCGTAACTCCCGGTTGTGCCTGGCAGGATTGTACATCGAAGGTACCTTTGGTCAGCGTACCCGTCTTGTCGAATACCACCGTGTTGACTTGGGTGATGGCATCAAGGTAGTTGCCACCTTTGAAGAGGACACCCAGGCGGGAGGCGGCGCCGATTCCTCCGAAGTAGCCTAACGGAATGCTTACGACGAGGGCGCACGGGCAGGAGATAACCAGAAAGACCAATGCCCTGTATAGCCAGTCATTGAAGATGAACGAGAATTGTGCATCTGCCAGCGAATAGAGGAAGGGGAGCAGTACAATCAATGCCGCCAGTCCGGTGACGGCGGGCGTATAGATACGGGCAAACTTACGGATGAAAAGTTCTGCCGGCGCTTTGCGCTCGGAGGCATTCTGCACCAGTTCCAATATACGGGAAAGAGCACTTTTCTCGAAGGGTTTGGTGACTTGGATGCGTACGACTTTGTCGGTCGCAATCATTCCGGCAAGCACTTCCCCGCCCTGGCGGATGTTGCGGGGAACACTTTCTCCCGTCAGTGCGGAGGTGTTGAAGGCGGCAACTTCGTCCAGCATCGTTCCGTCCAGGGGGACGCGCTCTCCGGCTTTTACTTCGATGGTTTCGCCTACCTGCACACGTTGGGGAGCTTCGACAAGTGTACTGCCGTTTCTGATGACCGTTGCCGTTTCGGGACGTACGTCGAGCAGGGCGCTGATGTTACGCTTGGCTTTGTCTACGGCTTTGTCCTGAAAGAGCTCTCCCAAGGAGTAGAAGAGCATGACGGCAACGCCTTCGGGATATTCGCCTATATAGAAGGCGCCGAGGGTGGCGATGGACATAAGGGTGAATTCGCTGAACACGTCCTTTTGCAGGATGCTTTCCCAGGCTTCCCTCATCACCGGGAGGCCTACGGGGAGATAGGCAAGCAAGTACCATATAAAAGGTACATACTCTCCCTTGAAGAAGGTGGTGTCAGTAGCATTCAGGATGAGCCCTCCGAAGAGCAATAGGGCGGAGAGGATGATTCTCCAATAATCTTTCAGCAGACTGTTTCTTTTTTCTTGTATCGCTGTATGTCCGTGTGTGCAGCAGCATTTGCAACTCAT